CCAAAGCACCAGACTAAATCAGTATGGGAGAAGCGAGCCAGAGGAAAAGATCGAAACATTCTTAATCAGTGATTCACTCACGCTAATATAATTTAGTCCTGTATATTGGTTCGCTCCCAGAAAGTGTTGATATCTGCAGTTCTGGCTCACTCTTAGAAACTGTTACTCTCAAGCTCTATGATTCGATCACTACCAACCAAACATTATATCAATGGCCTTGAAAGCTTCTACAGAATTACTGGTATTCATCACCATAAATCCTAACACAAACTCCAAAAATGCCTCTGATACAGGCTTTTTGTCATCCTGAATAGTGCTGGCTCACTCTCTGGTAGTGTTTAATTCAGACGATATGGTTCGCTTCCCTAACCCTTGGTTATTCTCAAGAAACATGATTCGCTCTGAAGTAATGAATCTATTCCTTTTTTTTGACTCACTCATATACGTTTGGCACTATAAATCCTTTGGGTTCACTCAATCCGAATGGTGCTCTCGTAAGTTATGTTTCGTTGTTGCAAATATCATCGTTGGCTCAATCAAAATACTTGTTACTCTTCCGATCCTGCGGTTCGCACTGAAATATCGTTACTTTCTCATCAGATGGCTCATTCGAGAAATTTGGCACACTTCCATATATTGATTCGCTCGGATGTTCTGTATTAATCTGTCAGATTGACTCGCTCATAGATGATGTTGTAATTCTGACTTAGTGGCTCACTCAGAGTTTCTGAAATAGTCTGTCGATGGTGTGCTATTACGCCAAAAGGGAGTACCAAGTGTAACTCTACCGCAACATCCAAGATATACGCCTTCTCGTTTCCGTAGCTTTTGTGTTACCTTGTCATTACGGAACTAGTGAGTAACATCGTATACCCATCGCATTCATCTTCCCCTCATCGGGGTTCAGGCCGATAAAAATGCGAAAAATACAGCCGGGTCACTAGTAGCCATCGCCCTACTCTTTAAATGGATTACAATAAAGTAATCAGCTTTCGCCATGGCTGCCTCTAAGCCAACATCCCATCTGTTCACTCTGATATGTTGAAATAATTTTAGGGATTGATTCACTCTTAATATAAGAAACAATCAGTTTCGATGGTTCACTCTCCAACATTTGGGCATCACGGAATTTATGGTTCACTCACTGGGAATGGTGCAACTCATTATTGATGGTTCGATTACGATTTATGGTTCTTCTCGCGGATATTGGCTCGCTCGTTGTATGGCTAAGATTATATCCTTGCCTCAATCCACATCTTAAAGGACTCGTATTCCCTTAAGCGAATTTGAAAATAACGGGACATCTCCACATCGTTTTCAATAGCTTCAAATTGCTTAAGCTTATTGATTCGTATTTCTAGTTCCTGAAGAATGATATCTACTGTCATGGTATTCCTCCATAAATGACGCTCATATTAGATGAATAAATCGGTTACTTTGGCTACTTCTATTATATATGTAGGCTTGTACATTAGGCTATGATTTTTTTACTAAATTTGGGGATATTGTTTTTCAGGACTCAGTACTTGTAGAATCTGGTTTTTTAGCCAATCCCATGTTGAGCTCCATCATTATCCTGTACAAATGGTTATGATCTCCACTAGAAGACCACAATTCACTCCCATCATCCAGCACTGCAAAAACATGGGCATTATCAAAGGGCTCCCGTTTATCAATGGCGCTTATTGCATCCTGTATAGTGTTGAAGTTGTATTGTACAAAATCCTTGTGGCTAATTATGTAACCATTACCCTGTAACGCCAGAATATTAAACTTGCGATGAGTATGGACAAGAATGTAGCGATTCACCATAATCCTCCCATCATGTTCGTACGAAATTGATAGCTTGTACAATTTGTTATTTTTGTTTTTGTATTGTTGGGATTACCACGCTTCCAGAAAAAATATTCTTTATAAATTTTTACCATGTTTAAATTTACCAATTTATTTCTTTAGCCAATTATTGGTAGTCATATTTATTACCAATACATACCAGCACCTATATTCATTACCAACTATTACCACACGATTATATTAACCAATATATACCTATCGTATATTTATTACCATAACTTACTAGTGAGTATTTATTTCCATGACTTACCATGTAGGAATATGTTACCTATCTTATATAAATGGTAACATATTCCTTTGTATATATATTCATTACATAATCAGTCTGCCTATTAGTCCCAGTGGTAACAACTCACCAATTAACCCGTATGGTATTGTTAGCGCGTACACTATTGTAGCAATGAAGGCCGTAGTTATAACTAACGTTCTCTTTATTGTCTTCATCATGTCATCCTCCTTTTATCGTAATGATTGTTTTAGGTTAATAGCTTCAGCACCATTCCAAAAGAATCTTTTATTACAAGTTTTACAGAACATATTATTTTTATGTTTAGCGTTGTTTGATGCCTTCATTTGTAATCCTCTTAATATAAATACTATTCCAGTAATAACGCATAATGGGAAAATAATAAGGCCAATAACAGGGATAACTAATGTCCATATACTTAATATAATCATAAGCATACCTAGTGCTATTGGACTAGCCATTTTTCCTACGTTCTCACTATTGCAATGTGGGCATTTCATAATTTTTTCCTCCTCTTATTCATTAATGTTATTGACTAATTAGCCATTGCTTGCAACAAAGTTATCATTATTAAAATATTCAGGATATATTTCCTTCATCTTATTTCCAAAATATAGCAATGGTAATATCACTAAAATTATTGCAAGGGGATTAATAAATATAGCCATTGGTATCCAGAATACTTTTAGGAAGTTATACAATGGTTTAGAGAATTCGGTATTCGTCAATAACCTTTGTTTGTAATATGCGCGTGTTCTTACTGTTTCCCCGCTTGGATTCGTATTATTTTGTCTTACAGTTTTATATTTAAAAGAATTTAGGCCGTCCCAATAAAATGACTTGTTACACGTTATGCAACAACAATTATTATAAATTTTCCTGTTTCTAAATAACAATACTGTATTATCGCAATTACAATGTGGGCAATTTATTGGAGTTTTTGGCACAACATGTTCTTGCGAAGGTGCCATTCTAGCCATAAATCTCATCTTAAAAACCTCACTTTATTTTTTATTTTATTTATCTTAGTGGAAACATCACGCGGAGAAACATTATCTAGCCCAGTTTTCTACCTGCCCATTTTCTTCTCTTAATTTACCGTCCCAATCTGCTATTTGTTCTATCTCTATTCCTTTGTGCCCGTTGGCCTTGTATTCTTCTCTTATCTCTTTTTTGGTATTCGCTTTTATATACGTGTAAGTTTCCTTTGTTCTCACTACATAATATTTCATTGCTTGCACCATCCCTTTTTTTATTTCCCGCTCACTGCCTATAACTTATTATATCATAGGCAGTATACAAAGTCAACATATATTACATAGTTTACTCTATTCCATTTCTATACCATTTTATGTTAGTTACTTTCATTGTCTTCGAATCCCCTATAAAGTCAGTGATCGCATCGCTTGAAGAATAGCCGCGGCACGTTTGTTTTCCGACCTTGTTACCATCCTTCCACGTTACCAAGTAAACCCGCTTGCTAGTGTATCCCGTGCCATAATCCATATCAATATTTCTCATTGCTTGCACCATCCTTTTTATTTATTGCTCAACCCCTATGATCTATTATAACACGTATGGTATACAATGTCAACTAATTATATAAACATATCCTTCATTTTCTCTTCTATGATAGCTTTGCGTTTGTTTGTTTCTTCGACTGAGATTGTATATATACCATTGTCCAATACGAGGGCCATAGAACGCGTTATCCCGCTCGGTAATTCGTTTAGTGGTATGTCCTTAGTGGTTCTATTAATGAATTCAATACGCGCAACGTCTCCTTCTATGTCATCGACTATTACTACCTCTTTAATCTCTATTACTGTTTTTACTTCTGTTTGTGGGATAATTTTAGTTTCTATTTTTACTATTTCCTGTTTATGTTTTTTGGGTAATTGCTTTGTTGTTTGTGTTTGCTTATTCTCCTTTTCTGGTAATAGTTTTTTATCTGTTTTTGGTTTTTCTTGCGGACTATTATCTAATTCGTCAAATTGATATAGGAATGGTATTGAATGTGATTCATATACGAAGGGAACACTATTTGTTGCTATCTTAGTTTGTACGTTACTGGGAACCAGTGCAGTAAGTAATAATGCAGTTATGATTATGATTTTTTTCATTTTGTTACCTTCTTTCCTTTTTCGTGGGCCGTTCTTCCACTCCTTTAGTATAACACTCTTAGTATACTTTGTCAACTAATATATCATAACAAAACCTAAATGTCGTTCTAGTCATTTGTATAGCTCCAATTTTATCCTTCTCATATAAGGTAACAATTGTCATACCTTCTTTGTATAAATATTCTTTTTTCGTTATCTTGTCTATGCATTTTTTCATTTAGTCAACTCCATTCTTATACGTTGGAGAAAACAAAATACCTCGTTTGCTTGAATTGTTGTGTCTTCATGGAATTTATCAGATTGCAAGAACGTCATAAACTCAGTTATTTCCTCTTTTACATATTCTACCATTGTATCATTCTCTTTTATTTCGTATTGTAGTTTTTCAGTGGGACTTAATTTCAATGGTCTTCTCATTTTTACCCGCTCCTCTTTATTTACTAATTCATGCAAGCATAACCTTTGTCATTCAATTTTCGTTTGTAGTCATTAATAGCCGCGCTAGTGGAACGCGTTCCATATCCACCGTTATCCGTGGTATAAGTGCAATTTTGTTCGTCCACGGTAACAATTGTTGTCCAATGGTAAATATACTTAGTGGTATTTCCTTCCACTTCTTTTTTGTGATTCCCTAGTTTCATATTTCCTTTGGCCTTGATTAAGTTTTCCATTGCCTTCATTTTAAAAACCTCCGTTTATTTTTTTTGTTTCCCGCTTGTCTATGTCTTTATTATAGCATACATTGTCAACAAATACTATGGTATTTTATTCTAATTTAGTGAATTCTATTTCGTAAAATGCAACTCTGTTCCCTAGCTCACTTTCCATATGCGCTAACATGCCGTTTACAGTTTGTTCCAATATTTGTTCGTTAGGCAATATCACTTGACGGCCTAAACACCAACCATTCAAGAAGTGGAAGTGATTAACCTTATTAGGAACCAATAACCCGCTCCATTCTCCCTTTTCCCGTATGGCCTTCTTGACTTGCGTAATAGTTTTTTTAATGTATGTCATTTTCTTATTCCCCGCTTTCCTTCGTTCCTTGTCTTCTCTTTTATTATAACTTATATCGTTTACATTGTCAACTACTAATATAAGGAAACTTCTGGGAATATCTCTTTTAATTCGTCCATGCTTACATAACCATTATTTATTTCTATATAAAGATCGTTATCGACAAAATATGGTGTTTCTTCATATTCCGTGCATCCATTTTCATCTTCGAACGTTTGGAACGTCAAGCGCGATTCTTCGAATATACTACCATTTTTTTCTATAGTAGAGAATTCTATACACTCTTTGTAAAGAGTTTTTAAAACGCGTTCCCGAATTGTTTTATTTTCGCCATCCGGTAAAATATACAATTTATCAAACTGGGAATACATTTGTATGCATCCATTAACTTCACCTGTTTCCAAATTATAGTCAGAAACAGTCTTGATCATATTTATTTTAATGGTATTAACTGGTTTATTCATTTATCATTCTCCTTTTCATGCTCCATTTTTTACCTTTAAAATAATTTTCCTTTAGAATATAACGGGTATCAACTATATGATACATATTTTTTCCTCCAATTTGTTTAATGTATGGCCTGTCCACTCATTAATAATAACATTTTTCCGTCATCCTGTATAGTTGTAATGTTTTCCAATTGTCGTCATTGACAACTATACAGATATAAATTAATAGTGCTTTTCAATTGTTACCCAATCATCATTATTCGTTATTATTTCGTCCATACATACATTAATAAGTTTAAAATCCTTATTATTTAATTTTAACGTTAACTTTAATGCAGCTGCATTTATTCCTTGTACACGTTCCCCATTGCAAAACCTATTCCATTCCACTACTGATATATATACTTGCATTTTTTACCGCTCCTTTGTTTTGAGTAGAGAGAAATTAATTAATTTATCTTAATTATAGGCAACTACTTTTTCAATAAGTTATTAGTAGTTCTCCCCATATGGTTCGCTTGAAACTAGTCAAACACCATTAGATAGGAGCAATTCGGCCTATTAATTAATTTCTCTCTACTCATTAATAATACCATTTTTCCGTCAGTCTGTATACTTGTAACATATGGTAAAACATTTTACTATTCCATGCATTGCCTAATATGTTCTATTCGTTTTAATATCCAGTCTTTTCTCATTTGCAGTATAGTTCTAGAATTCAATTCTATTTCTAGTTGTTTCTTTTCTTCTTTGATGTTTTCCGCTAATAAAAAGTAATAAGCAGAATGATATTTAGTTCTGAATTGTTCCCATTGTTCCTCTGTGATATATCTTAAGTTCATTTTTTCATTCTCCTTTTATTCCATTGTTCCAAAGTTCTTACCATCATACTGTATAAAGATATGATCACTATACACTATATTGTAAAATAAAAACCCGTCCATGTTAGCAGTATTCATCAATTCATTAAAAGCAAACTTAATATTACGTTCGGGAAAACGTTCTTTTACTCTTTCCACGAATAAGCTTTTTTTCATTGCTTGCATCTCCTTTTGTTGTTGTGTTTGTCTACTTCTGAATAATAGCATACAATATGACGGAATGTATACTGGATATAAATGGTACAACTATTGTGGCCTATGATTTTTATCGCTATATATAGAAGGAAACTAAAATATAACCTATTTTTTTCTAGTATTCAATGTCAACTATAAATGTTACAATACGTGTACGGGATAATAAAACTTATTGGAGGAATAAAGCAATGAAAAATCATTTAAGAGTAGTTAATACCATACAGGATGAAATACGCTCCAAGTGTACGTGTAGCAAGTCCTACACTAAACTAGCAGACATTACGCGCATATTCCACGCTAAACAAACAGGAAACTGGGATGATGTTTATAATAGTCGTTTATATCGCTTGCATGGGGGGGAATACTGCGAATTATTAAGCGTTATTCATCGCTATACAGAAAATAATAAAGATTGGAACGAATTGCATCAAACTGAGTATTGTTCTATCAATATGGAACGGGTAACAAACTAAATGAATATTTCCATGGATTGACATCTAGCATTGCGCTGGATGTTTATTCCAGTTTATAGGCAAAATTGGAAGATAGTTTCCAAAAATGGAAGAACGTAATAAAGGCGGGGAAAATTTTACCGCTTGACATATGTAATTACCATATTTGGTTATGGTGTATTTGATTTACCATTTTCTATGCAGATTACCGCTTCTTGTTTGCTTTACCATTCTTTAGGTTAGTGAGTAAATTGTCGTAATTACTCAAACAAAGACAACTATTCAGATTATTTTTAGTTGTGTATACATTGTAAACTATTCAGATTAGTGCTCATTGTTTAAACAAGGACAAGTATTCAGAATATTATGATAGCTTGTGCCAGCGAAAATAAAATACTGGAAAAATTCTGGCAATTTTTGGCACCCCTCCAGAAAATTCTGGCAATTTTTCTGAAAAAATATCTTTTATTTTTTTATTTTTTTCAAAAATAGCTACAAAAAAATCTGGCAATTTTAACCCAAAATCCACACCAAATTTGAACTATTTCTAAATTTTATTTTAACAACAAAATTTTTACTTTACTCCATTAAATTTAAAACCAATTTTTGTGAAAAACTTGACATTTTAGAGAGATTTGTATTACTTTTTTCTCCCCAATTCTCAATCAAAATTCTTCCATATAACCATATACTACATACTAACTATCAGTAAAACATTTTTTATTTTATTCCAAGCATGTCTCCAACGTATTTATAGCTCATTCCTGAGCATTTTTACTATCAAATTACATAGTTATTCAGGTTAAATATCCCAAATTCCAGCGTAAAAACCTTTACGTTTTCTACCAAAAAACGCATCTCATTACCATCAATATTTACCGGAAAATTTCCTAATTATTACTTAAGAATTTTCGTAGAAAATTTTGGGTAAACAATCTGAGAAATTATCCAGTTATTTTTTAGTATTTTCTATATAATTTTCTTAGGAATTATACTTAGTTTTTTTCAGAAAATTTCTTGGTAATCCTAAGTAAATTTCCTAGATATTTTTCCAAAGTTTCCCTATGATTTTTCCTAATAATTTTTTATGATTTCCCTACTAAATTTATCGAACCTCACATAAGGATTATCCAGCACTAATTTATGGAAATTTTCCGTCTAAGGGCTTTGATATTCCTTTGGGGTATATTCATACCAGTTTGAGGATTGAACGTCTCTATGGTGCCTTTTTGTGGCAGAGAATTGATATTAGGCTCTTGGTTTATCTGCGGAAAATTTATAGGTAGAACTTTTCGTATTTGTTGGAGGGTTTTTTTGATTCTATTTCCTTTTGGGTTTTATCGTATTTATCTTTAGTAGCTTGGCTTATTTCAGCTTTCGGTTCCGTTTTTATGCGCTGGAAAATTTTCTGAACATAACTTAATGAACTGGTCCTCTTATTACTTATCGCTTCAAGGATTGCGTACTTCACATTTGTTACACCTATGTCTGGTATCCATTCAGCAAGTAGCAAAGGTGCAGACTCAATTTTTTGGAAATCTGCGATCCTTAATAGGTTTACCATTTTTTCAATATCAGAGGAAGATGAAGATGCTTCGCGCTTGTCTTCTTCTTCTTCTCTTAAATTAGTTTGGATTAAATCAGTTTGGTTTACGTTAGTCTGGTTCGGGTCTAATTTCTTGACTTCTTGAAGTCTAGATTTTAGACTTCTTGAAGTATAGATTTTAGACTTCCGTGATGTATCAAGGGTTTGAGCTTGTTTTTCTGGAAGTATAGAAATTAGACTTCCGCTTGTACCAAGGGTTTCAGCTTCCTCAATACACCGCATATCTTCCACTGTTACCATGATTCTACTGATATAAATCCTATTAGCCTTGTTTAATCCCATTTGAATATCAGCTATTAATTCATATTTTTCAAGTTCCTTTTTACACTTAATCACTGTTGATCTTGATAAGTTTAAAACTTTAACTAGATTTGTTATAGTGTAATTCAGATATATTCTACCATTTTCATCATACCAACCGTTTTTTCTTGATAGACTTAACCGATCTCTTAAGATAGCGTAAGCAAGCTTTGTGTTTGCGCTCATCTCTCTGAATCTAGGACTATAAACAATAACTTGTGGTATCTTGAAAAATGATTCATTATCAATATCAGCAATCGTATAGGCATTATTAAGATTATTTGTCATAATAAATAAAAACACTCCCTCTTTCCAGTATTTGCTTTAGCAAAGAACTAGACGGACGAAGTGTTTTCGTGGTACACTTGTACCAATAAAAACATTCCTCGTCACTGGTACACTTGTACCACCTAGTTCTATTGGTCCCCTGCAGGTGTTTTGCGGTCAAACTAAGCACCTTCAGGGGATTTTGCTATGCAATTTTACGGTTCTTTACATTGTATCATAGTTCGTCTAATTATTTTGAGTAATTCGACAATGGAAAATTTTACAATTGACACTCTCAAAATATGAAAAATCGTATGAGCTGGTTCACTTCTATGGCGTGTTACAATCAACCCACTTGGTTGATTATTACAATTCGCCACCATGTTAAACTATACCTGCCACTCAAAGACAAGCTTCCCCAAACACTAAACCCAAATCAATAACCAATTCTGGGAATAACCCCACGACTATACTCTCATCATAGATCTCTGGTCTGCCATACCTTTTAGTATCGTCCAGTGTGAACACGCTTACAATGCTACCTTCTGGTTCTACGATCCAATATTCTTTGACTCCTGCCTTCTCGTATTCTTTGAACTTCGTGAACCTGTCATGCTTTATAGACGATGGTGAAAGTATTTCGATAATCAGATCTGGGGCTCCGTTGCATCCTTGCTTGTCAATCTTTTCCTTATTACAGATTATAGATAGATCTGGTTCAAAGACATTTATTACGTCTAACTTAACTGAAAATGGAGCAGGATAAACTTTACAATTTTTCCCCCTGAGATAAACGACAAACTGGGCTACTAATTCTGCTAATATTTCTTGATGCATTGCGCTTGGTCCTGCTTGCATATGCAGAACGTGTGGCACTCCATTAACGAGTTCGATCCTTTGATCTTCGGGCCATGTAAGATAATCCGCGTAGGTGTAGAGTTTTGATTCCGGTAACGACATAGGTTATTTCTCCTTCTCTAAATGTTTGACCATTAAACTCGCTTGTCATGCATGTTTCAAGCTCTCTGAGGTTAATCCTTCGAGAGCTTTTTCTTTCTCGATTTGGTTCATAATCATTATATCCACCATTATATTGGCAATTCTTTCCAAAGCATCAGGTGTAAATTCATTCTCAGAATCAAGGATAGTAATCTTATTTCCACGATCTCCAATCAACTCGATCATAATGATCACACCCACCTTTTTAAAGTTCAATCCACTAATAGCATACTAAAAAACCTGTTTGTCCGTTTTCTATTGTGACATCCATGAGATCACCTTCTTTTAATCCCATTTTTTCTACAATTTCATCTGGAATAGTTATGGAGTAATCGTCATCTACTTTGACTTGAAACATTTTTAATGTCCCCTTCCTTCTCCTTCTTACCTGATCGTACCATTGCGTTATAATGATTCTCTGACATAAGAACTACATTATCTCCCCTGATTCTGGTCACTATTATTATTTCTGAATCATTTGTCACTAGATCACAATAATATTTAAGTTTTTCTCTTACTTGCGTATAAGTTCGTGCTATCAATTAAAATCACCTCACTCGTATTGTACAACGAATTGTACGGTTAAGCAATGAGAAAAAGGAAGGAAATTAATCCCTCCTTTTGGCACTCCTAACAAATGGTACATTTCTAGTGTACTGGTTCGCTTTCTTTTCGTTTGGCTCGCTTTTAACCGTTGTTTGAATCCATACTTGTGACTTGCTCTACAGAGTTTAAACGCATCTTTGCTATCTTAATGGCTATTGATTCAGCTACCACGCTTATCAAGGTCTCAATGATGGCATCTTTATCTTCAGGTGAAGGATAATGATAGATAAAATTAAGTTTACTCTTCTTAGCTATATCAAACGCCCCCAAACGAATTCCTTTTATTTCAGTTATATGACAGGAACGGTTTACCTCGATTACTCTGGCTCGCTCGATGTGCTTGGTTCTTCTCATTCGTTATGACTCGCTCAAGCAACATGGTTCTCTCGGCTGTTGTGGCTCGCTCCTTCACCTCGATCATATCGTTTACGTTGGCTCGCTCTATTGGTGTGGTTTTCTCTGTTGTTCTGGCTTATAACGCTGGGTTATCCTCTAAGGCAGTTTTAAACACCTCGTAGTTCGGCACCTCTAGCTTATGGGCATGTCCCAATATACTGATCGCATATGGATTTGGTGGTTTAATCCCGAATTCGTACTCAAATGCAACTTCATGATAATGTGCTAGGAATAACTTTACAGCATACCGTTTTGAGCGTTCGTTAATATGTGCTGGCGGTAGCATCTGGGTTCCACTTCCCGGTTCCTTGATTAGGTCCTTAAGCTTGCCAACTTTATCACCAAGTAGGATAAGTTTAGCATCTTCTGAGGTTATGCACCCCGCATACCATTTATAGGCATCGGTTTCTTTCCCAATCTTGAACTTTTCAAGTTTAGCAACCGCTTGTTCTGCGAAATCTCCGTTTATGTTCTTCTCGATCTCTTGAATTTTACGTTGCTTATAAAGTTTGCCATAGATATCATTGGGATTATTTTGAACTTTTGTAAATGATTCCCCAATTAAATATCCCAGTTTTTTTAAATCTGCATTCCATGGACGCTTCTCACCTTTGTTCCATGTTACGCTAGGGTTATATCCCGCATAGCTCCATACTGCTCCAGCAGTGGGTGCTTTTTTTGCGTCAATATGAGCTAATAACCCTGCTGCGAACGTTGGGCCAATTCCGATGATACTCTTACACCATTGTCCTACGGGATGACTAGACGTATATGCATCTAATGCTTTCTTGATATCCTTTTCTAAAGCTTCAAAGTTATCCGCGAACCAGACAATGACTTCATTCGGTTCCTCTCCCTCGCTTGCTCTGATCTGATTCTTAGCACTTGTACGGTACTGTTGGATCTGATAGTACCTATCCACTAAATAACGCGCCTCCGAAGGGTTCAAGGTTCTACTTGCGGTCCTTAAGTCCTTAGTCAACTTTACTAAGGGTTTTATATCTTCCTTAGCATCGATATCGCTTATTTTCTCCAGCTCTCTTTTTAGCCGGGAATTTTCAGCTTCTAGGATTTCGATTTGTTCTGCCAAGCTTTTAGGCATGTCCTCTTTGTATTCTTTTACTCCTGCTCTTGGTCTAGCCATTCTTTTTTTCCTCCTTTTAGTTCGTAAAAATCATCTAATGCCATACCTACGATATCACTAAGATCCATTCCCCTGAATACCTTAGCCTTAAGCAACATAAGCTTTTCGAGTTGTAGATCCGTGATAGCGTAACACCGCTTAACCTTGATAAGCTTAGAAGTGTCATTCTGTGTCTCTGGTTTGATTTTGTGATCTCCGATGCCTTCCAACATTGTGGCTAAATTAGCTTTGCCGGACTTTCTCACCATCTATCCAGCACCTCTTTCATTAATTCCTTATACTGCTCCGATGCTGGCGAAGATGGTTCTGAAATAACGATAGGCATCTGAGAAATTATGCTCTCCCGAATCCTGACCGTGTTACGGATGATTGATTTCAGTAATTTATCTGGATAATCACTCTCTAGGCTTTCGGTTAATTCTTTAGCTAAGCTTAAGCGCAAGTCCCACATGGTTCTCACAATGCCCAATATCTTTAACGTTTTATTTCCATTCATCCTGATTTCATTAGTAGTATTTAGGAGATATTTCAACCCCACCAATGAGAAAATATCTAGCCCTATAGGGATGAGTACCCTATCAGCACACATAAGCGCATTTAAACTGAATAATCCTAAGCTTGGTGGACAATCTATAACTACATAATCAAAGTTGTCCTTGTTTAAAGATCTTATCTTGTCCCTCAATATCATCGTATGAGATGACTTATAATTTTTAAGTAATTGCCATTCTACTTGACTAAGGGAAAGGTCAGAGGGCACTAGATATAAGTTCTCTATTGGCGTTACGTTTACTACGCTTGACAGTACCGATTTTGGGTTCTCGAATAAATGTGCAGTACCGTGGTCGAATATAGCCCCGCCTATAATTGATTGTGTCGCATTAGCTTGTGGGTCAGAATCGATCAATAGCGTCTTGTAACCTGCCATTGCAAGACAAGCTCCAAGGTTTACGCTAGTGGTAGTCTTTGCTACCCCGCCTTTTTGATTCGCAATAGAGATTATTTTTGTCATGAAGATAATCTTTCCTTTCCTACATCTTCAAGTAAGTATTCCATTGTTACGTTCAGCTCCATTGCTATTCGCTTAAGAATATCAGCTTTCGGTACTGTTTCTCCTCGTTCGTATCTACTTATCTTTAAATTGCTAATCCCTACTTTTTTAGCTAATTGCTTCTGGGTTAATTTGCTATTTTTTCTAGCTAACATAAGATTGATCATTTCTGCATCCTTCCCCTTTAATGTTCGAATGTGAAAAAGGAAGTCAAATAGACTCCCCTCTTTATGGCATTCTCTTAGCTAACTTTAACTTACGTATAAAGTCATCTGTTGGGCTACTATCTCCCTTTTTAATTTTTTCACTAACTACTCCAGTAGTGTGATTAAGGCTATAATTTCCTTCTTCCGGGATATTTAATTCTTTTGATATTTCAAGCCATAACTCATCCTTTAGTTCAGAGTAAAAATCTATTCTACTGCCGTACTCCTTAAGTAATTTTAATTTAATTTCAGCCTCGTAAACATCCACCTGCACCTTTATTTCGTTCGTTAAATTTTCCTTATCTTTAATCATTTTCTTAAACTTGACACATAATTCTTGAGATATGGAACCTATCTTTTTTTTCTCCATATCGTTATCAATAATGCCTTTTACAATAGAATCAATGAAATCCTCAATACCCTTCAAGCTTATTCCTCCTAATATTTAACTCCTTGTACAAGTATATAATATAGATAATAATATCGTCAAGTGATAATATTGTCGTTTTTTTAGTGTCTATTTCTGGTAAATTATCTTATCCATAAATCTTCCCACTCTTTTAACCATTTTCCATTTACTAAAATTGCTGTAGTTTCCCACGAATACCGACACCAACCTAATTCCTTAATATAGACTTCCGTGATCGACTGGCCCAAATCCTTGCCTAGCGTGTACCTAGATGCCATCACCTTGTAAGTTAAAGCAGGTTCCACTTAGCACCCATAAATCCATTTCTTCTTCTCTTAAATTCTTCGAGCTGTATATCTTCTGGTATTTCCCTGAAGAAAACAATTACCCGCTCTTTTTCATTATTCCAGTAACGATGACCAACCATATAGCCTTTTGAACCTGTACTTTTTTCACGTCTTTTTATTTCAAGTATGGCATCTTTTGAAAGTTCCTTAGTTCCGTGGCAGTTATTTCCTCCATCCGTATACACTAAAGTGTTCAGCATTTATTCTTTTGCTCCTTTGCTCTTTTATTCTTTTACTCTTTTGCTCTTAGACCTCAATGCCCACCAAGCGTGTTCCTAATAGCTTCCGGTTATAATCCTTCCCATTACAATCCACAACCGCTTGAATGGTCTTTCCTGTCTTAGATAGTGTCAGACTCTTAATGACTTCAATTCCCCCAAAATTCCAGACTGTTCTCATTCCTACTTTAAGATCACTCGCTGGAATTGCCCTTACCTTGCCGATGCCTTGTAAGCGAATTGTTTCCATGATATCTAATTCCTCCATTTTTTTGTTGTAATCATTTAGTAAATTTGACGCTAATTCTGTATCATATCCTTTCAATTTGGCCCAGCTCCTTTGTTTTTTTCAATGCTTGACTACATTCTTATTATATCATAGGAATGTAGTCATTGTCAACTACAATACTTAAACTTCTTCATCTTGGTTGTCGTAATCATTAAAAACAAATCCTGCTCTGTTCTTCAAGTAATCCACTAGTATATCGAAATCCTGTTGTGTAATATTCTTGAATTCTCCATCACTTTCAGCATCCAGTCTAGCGAAGAAAACGTTACCAACTATTACATCTGAGTCCGTGGCGAAGTTTGGATGTAGACCAAAAATCTTACCTTCCTCATTGCATACCATAGTCATTCCGCTACCTACTGGAACGACCTCTATGTGGCCTCCTACGATAGCTTGCATAGCCTTCAAACTATCGTCTATCTCAGTTATATAAGCGTCTTGTCCCACGTTCTTAATTATCACCCTAAGCATTTTCAATCGCCTCGATTCTACATCCTAACTTCTCCATCAATTCGGCAAACTGGCATATGTGATAGATTCCAGCATGATCTCTAAAATGCGTTTCATCTATATACTTGCAGGTCCTAATGACTTCCTCCCTATCTGGATAAATAGTCCTAACCTTTCCTCCATCTGGCAAATCGAACAAATGGTTATAATTTGAATCTATGAAGCGAATCATTTTTGGCTTTTCAATTTTGATTTCAATCATTTTAGTACCAAGTTTCAATGTTTTCATTTCGCGCTCTCCTTCTTTATAGCTCCAAAAATCATTCTGTTAGTTCCAATATGTTTCCCCAAAATTTCATAGTCTCCATCATCCTTATAATGAGTAGTTTCTTTATAGTCTTGCTCCCATGCATCCTCCATGTTTTCGAATACTTCCTCAATTCTTACTGTCAGGAATCTTGGCGTTTTAACGTAATCTCCTTTTTTTATTTCGTGTTTGTCACCAAGTTTTAAAGTTTTCATTTTTATATTCCTCCAATTTTATCCGAGAGGCGCGAAGTTTTTCCGTACCTCTCTTGCTCTTACCTTTATTTTATACTATTGCGTATACATTGTCAACCTTTTTAGGATAATTAGTTTTTATCATTACGATTGATATCCTCTTGTAATAGTTCTTCGTCCAATTGTGACCACTCATACTCACCATAGAATTCTTCTGATTTTGTTCCCTCAATCAAATAGTATAAATCATCCATTTTATTTTCCTCCTATTTTTTCATAATTATATCTGAAATCACCTTTGGTTACATTTACTATTATCTTTGTTTCAATATCCTTGAGCATTACTAACCAATCATTAATTTTTACGAGACTATATTTCCTCCCGTTGTTTTTATCTGTATATAGAACTTCCATTCTTATTTTCCTCCATTCATTAATTGAAGTTGAAGTAATCTGGCATTATCGTCAATATTTCCTGTTTGAGATCTTCTATCTCCCCCAAAATACCATCTGCTACATGCTTATACTTACTCATCTCTCTCCTAATCATTACATCCCGATCATACGAGAATCTAAAGCTTTTATCCTGCAAAAAATCATATTCATATTCAGCAGATTCCTCTATTGTTACTAAATCAGCTTCTAGTTCTTCCAGCTTTTCAGCTAAAATTTTTAGTTCAGTCATTTGTGTTTTCCTCCTTTGTTTGTATCTCTTCCATGACCTTAGTATATACTAAATGTGTCTACATTGTCAACTACCAATCTAAGGAAAATGGGATGAATTCATCCCCTCTCACTATGCTTTCTATGCTTCTCCAGCTCTTCCAGTATTCCCTGCATGTTGGCCTTAAGTGTGTTGTTAGCATCTTGTAATCTGATTGATAAGATTTTATTGAACTCCATGTATACTGCTTCTTCGTTTATTTCCTGTACGTTACACTGGACTGTATCAATAAGATCATCAAAGTTAATTCCATCAAGAATACTTTCAAGTAGGCTAAAGTTTCTCATTCGTTCCAATCCTCCTCAATTTCTTTTTCATCGCAATAATCAGTATATTCGTTTTTTATATCCTCCCAAACAATATCTATAGCTTCCTCAGAATGACCACGAACGATCATGTTTTCCCTCATTAACTGATAAGGATAATAGTTATTTTCAATTCTCCATTCTCTAAATCCCACTGTATTTCCTCCTTGTGCGCTTGTCCTTATGAACTAAGCATAACCGATTAGCGTTGTCTTTGTATACAGGTATTAATTGGTATTAAGAAGGGAAGCTGGCTTGACTTCCCTTCTTTTAAGTTTTCATTAAGCTGATTTTATCTTTGCCATTTCGTCTGCTAAGATCCAAAGAGCCTTGTTCAGCTTTATATTAGCGTCTATACCATTCGTCGGTCTTGTCGTTGCCCTTCTTCCACTTGCGGAACGTCCATGCTGTCCACCGCGTATTAGGTTCTCTTGTACCACGTTAAACTTGGTCCATAAGTCTGAACTCCTATCTTCTTGACGCTTTACTGCTAGTAATTGAGCTGGAAGTATTGGTGCGCTACTTTCGCGCCATTGTGCCTCTACTACTTCATCCTTATCATATTTCAATGCCAGTGATGCCTTAGCGAATATCTCCTGTTCTTTTACACTCATCGTTATCTGCTTCATTCTCTCCATGCTATTGTTCGCTAGTTCGAACTCTTTGACTATGCGATAAGCGCCATTTATAACATTGTCAACTATATTTCCTTTATGCAGAACTCTGACATCTTCCACGATATCACCGGTAATCATTCCGTTAGAGCAAATGTGGCGTATAATTCCAGATACCATTCTATAGCTACTCGTTCCATCGTGTGAATTAATTAAAACAATCTCATTCGATTCAGTTTTTGCGATTTCATCTATTTTGCGGAATCTCATTAGATGCTTTGTAAATTCAGTCTTGCCTTCGATTCTACTTCTTCCTTGTCCTGCAGCGAATGGGAAAAATCCTTCGTTTCTCAGGCCCTCTATGACTTCGATTGTAGGAATATAAGTGTACCGAGCAGATCTAGATTCATGTTTCTCTTGTGCAAAGATACTTGGTGCTATTCTATAAAGCTGGTCATTGTCCATAGGTCTGTCCATTGTGATGATTCCTGCTCCACCCATTCTAGTTTGTGTCATTTTATTTTCCCCCTGTTTTTTATTTTTACTTTTTAAGTTTGTCTCGCTCCATGTACTTATATTACTTCATATTGTTGGCTTTGTCAACCATTGTTTTAAAAAAATATAACTTTTTATTTATTTAACGTGTTTCCAACTTTTACCATTTTTTATTGCACTTATACCACCTATTGATTTATGACCATATTTTTCCGCTAATTGGGAATAAGTTGAAGTGGTATCTTTCCTAATATCAATAACATCCTGTTCAGTTAATTTAGAAACACAACATCCAGCTACTTTTTGTCGTCCTTTCTTAATCTTATCCTGCATATTATCCAGTGGTGTACCTAAAAATAAATGATCTGGATTCGTACATTCAGGATTATCGCATTTATGGCAAACGAATAAACCGTCCGGTATTTTTCCTTTATGCAACTCATAAGAGAAACGATGAGATGACGTTCTAAATGCGCTTAGGAGACTGCTACCAATCATTCCATAACCTCTCCTATTTTTAGGGCCTAGCCATGACCAACATGAATTTGATTTCACTACATATTTCCAAAAATTCCTGATTCTATATTGTTCATTTTGCTTTTGCTCTGAATGTTGCCGAATCGTAATTCCGAATTCCTTTAAAGCCCTCTGTAGTACGATCTTATTTAATCCTAGCTTTACACACAACTCCCTCAAGGAGTATCCTTCCAGTACATACAGCTTATAAACTACTTCATAATCGACATCTATCTTCCTCATTTTATCTCCTTAAAAAATTAAGATACCATGTCGAAATCATGGTATCTATTATTTTAAGCCTTGGCGCTCATTGCCTTTTCAGCCATAGCTTTTCTTTGGTCTGACATATATTCCGTGACTTGTTCTCTTGTCCAGAAAGATCTATTTCCTACCTTTGTTACTGGAGCAGGGAACTTATCCCTTCCTAAATATACTGAAAATTTTCTTCTATCAAATCCAAGTTCTCTAGCGAATTCTATACTTCCTAAGAGTTCTGGAAAATCTGCCATATTATTTCTCCCCTTTTGTTTTATTGTTGCTCTTGTATACAATACTACTTTAGTTTGTTTTCTTTGTCAACTACTATAAATAATCCATCTAGAGTAGATTTTTCCATTAATTCGATTGATTGTTTTGATCTTATCTCGTCAATCTCATTTTGTAGTGCATCGATTCTCGCATTGATTTTTGAAAATTGTTCAATAATAAACATTCGCAAGCCTTTTTGACTATCCATTCTTTACTCCTTTAATTGCTTTTGGCTTTATATCCTTCTGCCATAAGTGCGCTGGGTTGACGCACATTAAATTCTTGCATGTCTTATATACTGAGCCCTTCTTTAAATCGCCTATAAAGAGTTCGTAAGAAATACGATGAGCCAGCTTATCGCCATCTTTCAGCGTCAAGTATCCTCCCCATGTAGTCTTTGGTCCTTTCCATATCCAACAACCATTTTCCACATCTTCTTTTTCTACTTTACTTAGAAATAAATTCCTTAATGTTTCCCTGTCCATGTTCTCCCCTCCGTTAAAGATAGTATAACAAAAACAGTTTGCATTGTCAACAATTTTATGATGCTCTTAGTACTGGTGCCATCGAATAATTCCCTAGTGGATGAATACATTCTCCATCAAAACCAAGAGTTATTTTGTGACGCGTTGGCTTGTCATTCAGCGTCCCCTTGCGTTTGATGGTAACAGTTTGCTCCGTTCTCTTAACTACCATAAAAGTCCACTGGCAATCATAATCACATACTGACCTACAGGAATATTCTTTGCCAACTTCGAATCTGTTCATGTTTTGTGCCTCCCCTTTGTTGTGTGCTATTGAAATAATAATAGCATAGATACGTATACAATGTCAACCATATAAAGGCTCAAATATGATATGATTAATGCAGGGATTGCTTCACTGACCTATATAGAAGGAATAATAATTTTACCCTAATTTATGGTAATATCGCTTAATTAATTGGTAAAAAAGTACTACATTAGATAATAATAACTTATCTGGGAGCTGTCTATCTGATTGGAAGATAATTAGTATTATGTAGTATATATGAATATTTTCCAGCATCATACAATAAGGTAGTGGAGAATTGTTTTCCTAAAAAATCTGGCAATTTTTTGGTTCAGAGAGTGATTACTAAATAATTCTGGCAATTTTTTAGATATTTCTAGGCTTTTTGTCTAGATTTTTTATTTTATTAAAAGGAGTTTTGTTAAAAATGAAGAAAGAAATCAAGAGAATTAAAAAAGAAGAAAAGAAACTCGAATCTCCTTGTGAAAATTGCACTCTTTATAAAACATTTGACAACGGAAAAACACGAGTCTGGATATCTCATGATGACAAAATAGATTACGAATCACTGTATAAGGTAATGGCAGAACTAAACGAAAAATTAGCTGGAGCTTAGTGCCCAAAACACAATAATATTAATTAATTTCACTGTAATATTTAGACCTAAAAATGTGATCTTAATATCATCTGTTACGAACCTATGAACTTGAATAAATTTTCATCATTGAACCGAATAATATCAACCATAAAATAATTAGAAATTGGTAGTAATTTCACCAATTTTTTATAGAAAAATTACTGGAAAAATCTTAGGTAATTATACTATAATTTTTTCCACAAAATTTCTGAAAAATTTAAAGAAGATTTATCCTTCTATTTTGTGGAAAAAATTATGAAATATTACGGCTAGTAAAAAATATTTTTGAGGTGAATTAATGGAGCCGTATACTAAAGAATTAATTACATGGGCCAAGCATTTAGATGTTGTAAATCTTAGAAAAAGAATAGGATATTTACCGGGCTATATCGTACTGAGATTATTCAAGGAATTATCTGAAGATGATAAGGAAGATGCTAGGATAAATGTTGGGTTTTCTCAGGATAAAAAAAGATTCTACTTAAAGTTAATGAGTAGGGGCGTGAAACTATCAATGGTTGGTGATGGCAAGAGTAGACACGCTAGAACATTTTGTCTACATTCCATTCGAAAACAGTTTGGTGAATCTATCATAGGCCAATACCGACTACTTGAGGGAGCTGGGTTTGATGATGATAAGATATTAGCTTTTGAAAGGATTGATGATTGTGATTGATTTAGAGGAAATATTAAACGAGCATGATTGTACCTTATCAAATGATTTGAGCGATGAGAGCATAGCTAATTTTGTAGCTAAGACATATTCTGAAAGATGGTATTCGTCATTCCCTTATCTTGAAAACGATCCAGTGTATTTCGAGAGCAAAAATATAGAAGAAAAAATCTTGAATAATGCTCAATTCGTTGCCTTTTGTTTATACTTATCTTTCTTGACTGAAAAAATGCTTAATTATAAATGGAATGAAATAGAAGAATGGCCCAGAAATGAAATCAAGGAATGGGATAAAAAGGGTGGATTATGTATTTATCTTTCGGTTCTACACTATTGTCTACTTATGGAAAGTAGGATTATACCGGAAAAAAGATTAGGATTAGTTCAAGGATTCTATTCTCATCCTACTCACGGAATTATGAGCATATTCGACAACATGAAAATTCAATCCGGTCTTCATGCTTTTATCACGGTTAATAACTGCGTGGTTGATTTTTCGATAAAACAAGAGGCTTGCGTTTTTAACTTTAAAAATGGTAATGAGTTCATTATGGGTGATATCCCAGAAGACATGACGCTTGGTGGTTGGATAGAAGGAAAGGTACTTGCTAAAAAATATGCAAGGGAAATAGCTAGATCCAGTGGAATGAATTATCTTGATTGGATAGAGAAACATATGATATATGCTTATGATGTTAGTTTACAAGAGCTAAGGCAGTAGATAAAATTAAGCCAAGAGAACTATAAAAAGTTTCCCTTGGCTTAAATAAATTTCATCCTACTTATTATTCCGGTTAGTTACCATTTCCATTTCTGACCACTTCAATCGTTGATTTTCCAGAAGAGTATAATCCACTTGCTGATAACCCAATAATTATGCCAATCAATATAGAGACTGGTACATTGCCTTTTCCACTAGGTATAAAAAAATATGCTACTAAAATTCCAAAAATAATATTTAGAACTGGGTAGTACTTTTTGTCCACGCCGAATCTCTTAATAACCTCCGTAAGAGCCACAATAATTGGAACAAAGAAAGTGATCATTTGCCAATCAGTGGCATTCATTAATGTCTCCAAAGTAATCACATCCTTATGGGCATAGAGTAGGTTGCACTATATCAAATGTCCTACTCGAAGTGAAAACGCTTCCCCCTATAAATCCAATATGAACCTCAAATTTATAAACTCCAGTCGTAGGTAAGTCCCCACTAACAATAGTATAGGAAACTTGTCCTGCTGATGAGCTAATAATACTCATAACATGACTAGTTTTTGTTTGACCGTTAAATATGCATAACGTAGGAGATGTGGCTGTTACTAAATTTATAACTGTATCAGATGGGTCCGTAATGGTAAAGATTAGTTGCGTTCCAATATCTCCAACTTTAATTTCAATCACTTCCTCCCATCTTTAAGTGTTCTCAATAATAACTTGATAATTAATAACGTCGAATATTTTCACGACAAAATGAATTCTTATGCCAGTGAATAAATTATTTGAAACTATGGGCATTTTAGCTTGAAAATGGGCACTTGTTGCTGTTGGATTAATAGTCAGACCACCAAATACTATAGCTATATTGTTGGCGCTAAAATTTATTGGGACGGCTGTTGGATTAACAATGATATTTGAAGTTATCCCATTTGCATTAAATGTAACGATTGCTGGTGTAGGGTGAATAACAAATTGAGACGTTGGGGGTGGATTAGATAACGTAATAATACATGGAGTCGCATATTGCATCAATCTTATAGTAGGAGATGACACTACAAAATTAACAGTTGATGCCGTTGGGTAGACTGTAAAATCTACACTAATAGAATTGGCTGTAAAATTAACTATTGCTGGAGTTGCCTGTATTGTTACTGCTCCAACGATAAGGGTTGCGCTATTTGCCGTGAATGTAATGATATTAGGAGTTGTAAATATAGTTGTAATTATAGTAGGATTATTGGCAGAGAAATTGGCTACTGCTGTAGTTAAATGAATCACCATATCAGCAGAAATTGCATTTGCAGTAATATTTATCGTGCTTGCAGTTACACTTTTTGTTAAGTTTTTAGTTATAGTTGGTGATTTTGCCTTATACTGTACATTCCTTTTAAGTGGCCTGTATACTAATAATTCTCTCAATCCAGCATTAAGTGTACCATTATTTGCTGTTGCGGATGAATCAGTGAGCGTTGTACCAGTTGCTTCATTACATTTGTAATAACCAACTAACCCAGTTGAACTTACATCGACTTCTTCGAACATAAATTTACATATTTCATTTTGCGTTCTTGTTGCATTCCATATTCTTACATCATCTATTCTTGCATCTATAAATAATGAGGCTGGATCAAGAGTTCCAATACCTTGAGCGCCAATATTTAGATTTCCATTACCAACATAAGAAATTATACCTGAAGTACCAAGATCAAAGGTACCACGAAGATAGCCATCGACATAGCTTCTTACAAATCGACCATCGAAAGTTCCTGCAAGATGATGAACTGTATTTGCATCAAAATAACTCACATTAAATGATACGGTTCTATAAGTAGGACTAAGATAGACAGATACCCGATAAGAAGTTGTTGCTTTATTAAATCCTATACCATAACCCCTTGAAGATGTAAGGAGGTTAACTATAGCTACATCAGCAGCTGGTTGATTTGGTAATGTAGAATTTAATTTAACCCTAGCTTCTGCCGTCCATGTAGTACTCGGTCTTTGTGCTACATTATTTGGAGCGTTAGCCCAGTTTGTGCTCGTACCATTAAAATTTAAAAGTTGAAACTGAAATGGTGGTGCAGGAATAGTAAACATTCTCAATACCGCAGGAGTTGGATTAATTGTTGCCATTTTTTACCTCCTTTCCTCAGTATTAAGTATGATATTTATCACTAGCTAGTCAATAACCCCGGAATAAATGGAGAACAACTTAATCCATCTGCATTAAGATTCTTAAATTGCTTAACATCCATTTGAATTATTAAAGATACTTGGTCGCAATATACTTGAGCGTCAAAGCTAGAATTAAAAATATTACCTGAGATAACCATCCAGTATTGCGGAAGCATACTTGGGTTAGGGTCTTCTGTATAACAAAAGTCACAAGCACATGTAGAACACCGACTACAAGCTAGGTGGATATTCCATCCTAGTCCTGCTGAATCTAAAGCGTTTAAAGTGTCGTTCCATGGTGCACTAGATTCATACACAATAGTTGATTTGGTAAAATAAGTTGGCATAGCATTTAATCCTTTCTACAGAAGATAATAAGAAAAACCTGAGTTTTTAGCTCAGGTTTTAGGTTATGCATTAAATTCCTCTTTGGTTATTCCAAGTTGTTGCTTTAATATTTTACTGAATAGATTCTTCCTAATTTCACCGCTAGATTTAGATACGCTAGTTCTGATAGTCAATTCATTTGATATGACTTTTTCATAAATCTTATCCCTGCCATTTTGTCGAACTAACTTCCATCCATGTCTTTTCAAATATTTTTCCAAATCACTCCAACTAGGCATGTAGCATACTCGCTACAGATTGGATATCTTCATCTTCCAATAAAACTCGCAACATATAATTAGCATGTGATCGACGATTGGAAGCATTGTAGTAACGATCAAAATCATCATAATAATCTTTGGCATATTCTATAAGGTGATGAGCTAGTTCATTGCGTAATTCATCCAAAGTAGCTCCATCTGCCACTATATCAGGAATCTGTTCGATGCTTCCAGCGTAAATACCATCTTCATCTTGTTCATACTCGAAAGTTAATTCATAGATAGATAGAGCATCTTTCAGATAAGCTTGGGAAAAAGCAATAATGGTATCTCGATTGCGTTTAACAATTTGTGGCTTGATCCGAACTACATCGTCAATAAACTGACCAAAATTAGCCCTTACTTCTGTTGCACTTAACATTCCATACACCTCCATACAATAATTATAGCACGGAGAGTACGGAGTGTACATAGTTTGAAGTTGGATAATTATTCAGGTTGACGTTTCGCGTAGAACTTGTACAATTATACTTGAGGTGGTTATGATAGAAAATTTACTCAAAGAAATACTCAAGGAAATTCGGGAGATAAAGTTGGATGTCAGTTCCCTTAAGTCGGATGTCAGTAGTCTGAAATCGGATGTCATTTCTCTCAAGCTAGATGTTAGCACTCTAAAATCAGATGTCGGTATCATGAAGCAAGATATTGAAATCCTAAAATCTCAGGTAGATGAAAATACAAGAATACTCAGGTCATTAGAATTCGTCAGCGAAATAAACAAATCTGAACACGATGCCATCAAACATGATGTCTCCAAGTTGTTTGGAGAAGCCCAAAAAGTAAAGGAAGTAGCCAAGTTTGCCTATAAGATGTTAGCTTGAGACGAGGATTAACCTCGTTTCTTTTCTATGTGTTGGGCCATTTGTGTCCGTAGTCGGTGATGAGTTCCGGTGGGCATGGGCCGATTAGGGAGAAGAAATGTGAAATATTTTTGTCATTAATACTTGGTATAGCGATATAATATTGGCCATCAGTCATGTGCCTCTTTAATACTGTTGATTCTAAATCCAGATCAAATAATAATCTTTTCTTCAGATAAAAAACTTCATCATAAGTGAATGAATAGGTATAAAGTTTTACTGAATAAGATACAGGTTTTTTATTTCTACATAAAGTTCCATCTCCTAAATACCAATGCAGGAGCGTTAATGGAGTTAATTTTAAATCTGTTGGTACAATCTTATGAGGTTTATACCATTTTTCTCTCAATATCTTTATGGATGGCTGAGAAACACTTTTAAAATCATATCTATCACTATAATTGGCAATAGTGCCAGCATTTGGGCCATTTTTATATATTTCTTGGTGAGCTTTTTTTAGATGAACATAATCCCTAACAGGTAAACCATTATCAACCAATAATTTCTTGAGCCATTCAATCTGAGCTAATGATTTTGTCGCATGAGAATAAACTGCTGACCTAGGAACTAGATGAGGTTTGCTAGTGTTTTTCTGGAGAGTCAATGAACCATCACCTAATAAATTACCCTCAATAATTTCTAAAACTTCTTTACTTAGTTCAACATCATTGAATACTGATTTTGTTCTTCTCTTACATCCTTCCGACATTGAAAATTCATAACCCATAATTGATAAATAATGCTTAACTCTTAATTTGTTAATATCTAATTTTTTAGCTACCTCTCCTGTTGAAAATCCCTGATCATAAATCCCCTGAATTTGATCTGCTAAATCCTGTTTCCATCCTCGGAATAATTTTTGAGGTGGATTTTGTATTTCCATGATGAAACACCTCCACCTCAATTATAACACATTTCACAACATTATGGTATACTTGCTGTTATGTCAAATCTATTATACCCGCTGTTGACCATGAAATAGTGAGATCACCCGATCTTGTTATCGTTAGGCTTTTTATCCTAACTTCTATACCTTTACCATTGGTATAGTCCAGCATACCTTTTCACCCTCGACATAACGTTAGGCTAAATGGTTACAACCCCATTTAGGAAAGCTCTGTTGCTTTCGTGGCGCGAACTCTTGGGAGCGTTATTGGCTTAAAGCCGCAGCTCCTATGCGTTGCCCCTGACTAGCTCTCGCTATCAATCATGTTACCATGATTTAGTGCTTTCACACGCCTTCGGTTCGGGTTATCCTAAAAAATGGAGGACTTTCCCGCTTAATTTCGCGCTAATAATCTAAGCTGTTTCCACCTTAGACGGCAGTTTGTTTCCACAATTTACCATTTGTAACAACTGGAAATCCGCTATCAATTGTACAAATCAAAACTGTACCAGTGTCGCTCGTAGTAGTCCCCCGCCCACCCTCACGAATAACGATCAACTTTCCTGCCGTTCCAGCGTTGATTGCTGTCCAAGTTATATCCGCTGCATCGAAGATGACCCTAGTATTTGCAGATTCTTGAGTCAATACCTTAGAAGCTAAAGTTTTACGACCTGTACTAGCTCCAATACCTTCTGCGTATCCAGTTCCATTTAGCTCACAACATGAAGGAGTGATACTTGCTGCTGCTCCTGTTCCTCTCTTAAAAAGGAAATGACTAGATGCTTGAATATAGGTACTTCCCACTAATGCAACCTTGATAGTATTACCAAGTAGATCGATGTGTTTTGCTGGAGTACTAGATGAAGCAACTAAAAATTTCTTTGCATAATCATAGACCATATTTGCCATAATATTAAAACTCCTTTCAAAAGTTAATTACCAGATTCATACCAGACATAATTGAAATTAACGAATGCATTTAAACCAGAATTTAATATTTCCATCCAATACAAGGTGTTGGTCTTAAGAATTAATTCTGGACTCTGTTGCTTCCACCTGTCATTCGCAATTAACGTAAATGCTTCCAATGTATTTCCGGGTAATACATGTGTTGAATTTGTGATAATTTTCATTGTATTAGGGTTATTGATACCCCTATTCAAATTATAAATTTTTGAAGAAGATGAGCCTATCCCAAATGTTGCACCTTCGTAGATATTGATAGATATTGCCGAACTATTAGTCTGTATTTCCCTAGAGGTTATATGGACAAAATTATCACTAGTCGCAAATTTCAAATCATGTGAAGTTCCACCTGATGACATTAATTGATATTGCCATGAATAAAAATTTCCAACGAAATCAAACTGTAATGCATAATCAGTCTGTCTGAAAGGCTGTAATTCAATACTCAATTTATAATCACCTTCCCTTAGTTACCGGATTCATACCATGTCAAATTTATCACAAAATAACCCGTACTATTATGATTGTTAGCTTGAATTAAATACATTTTATTATTTTCTAGTATGAATTCAGGTGCTGTCTGTACCCATTTATCAGCCGGGACAAGACCAATAGTTTCAATTGAAACCCCACTACTAGCAGATGTCGTTGGAGAGCTAAACAATGATGCAGTATTAGTCGTATCTGATAATACACGGTTCACATTATATAAAAATTGACTAGGTCCAGATGATCCAGCAATGTCTACTCCATTTTCAATCCAATCAACTGTTAAATTAGTGGAATTGGTTTGGTAAGATCTAGCTATTATATGGACTGATTTACCTTGGGTCACAAAACAGTGATTATAAATTCCTGAACCCAATAGCACGGCACTTGAAACCGAAAACATTACGCCAGCAAAAGCAAACTGCAAACTATAAGGAGTATCCCTAAATGGAACTAGACTTAACGATGGTGATGTCACATTTAATACCTCCCTTCACCTTAGTTGCTTATCTCAATAATTTTAATATCAGCCGTACCAGCAAATGTTATACCATAAAATTTCACACTTTGAGAGGGGTTCAAAGTGATTTCCGCAGCTACTCCCGAATTGACTAGAACACCATCGCTGGTTGGTAATGTCGTTGTATTTTTAACATAGAAAAGAAATGACGAATCGTTCAATACCTTCAATGTGTGTCTATTTGGTAATGCAGATGTACCAACTTTTAGCTCGGTTAAAAATGTTGAACCTAGCGTTATTCTACCTATTACAGATGTAGGTCCCCATGCATCATTTCCAACATTTACAACTAAACTAGTTGATGCTACTAAAACTGCACTATTGCGATGATTTGCTGGTGCTGGTGGTATAAACGTCATTACAAAAACCCACCTTTCTAATATAATGTCCTAGAACTTATCCAACCATCTACATCCGATACCTATCGAACTAGCTCCAGATGAAAATGCCGTGAACGAAAGTGTTTCACCCGGTAAGGACAGCATGATGTAATCAGCCATATCAAGACTTTGACTACCAGTTTTACCTAATTTAATTGGTAAAGCCAAAGTTCCACCACTTACGCTAGTAGCTAAGATATCATAACTCACGACACTATTATTGGCGTCAATTGTATGGAAGCTAGTTCCGTTAATTGTTGCATTTTTTAAAACTTGAATATCGACATTCTTTGTTCCATCTGCTGAAACTGATATAAATATTGGTTGAAACGGAATCCTATTTGCTAGTCCTCCAAATACAGTAGAATTTCTCAAGGTAAATATGCTTGTGCGTAGATTGGCAGATATAGATTTAGTATTAGTGAATGCAAATCCACGGTTGGAAATCTGAAGTTGAGAATTGCCAACTATGGTACCTGCGCTCCAACTAGATGTCATCATGGTAATATTTGTTGCTCCTGCAGTTTTTTCAACTCTACAAGTAACTGGTACAACAGGGTTAGAAATGTGTGTATTTATCGAACTGCCGGGATACTCAACTACGTGAAAAGGTACCCACACACCATCGGATCTTAAAATTTCATAAACTATCGTCGCGGCTCCTAAATATCCAAATGAAACTTTAAAAACATTATTTTTAGAGAAGTCTGCAGTAATGCCACTCATTCCCGTACCATCTAATTTGTCCCTATTGAAATTAGCTTGAGTAACAACGGTATCTACGCCTTCTTTTCTAATTGCTATACAGAAATTAATGCCAGTAAATCCTAGATATATCCCATTTTGGTCATCAAACAGGCCCATCTGTTGGTTTGAATCAGCTATTCCTAATAATCCTCCAGCTTGGGTTGTAAATTCACAAGTAAAGAATGCATATCCTTCTCTTCCAGCTCTATATCTTACTGATTGCAAAGATTGTAATTGGGCAGTACCAGCAACGGCAAGACCACTAGCTATTTTTGCTTGTGGCACAACACTTGTTACGGCACCACCTCCAGTAACAGCACTAATTGTGTCGTATGACGAAATTCCTACTTGGAAAGAAACTGTAACTTCATCATATTTTGATCCAGTTATAGTGTCTCCAAATATTGAATATTGTGGACCCTTTTTGGATGCATCTCGTAGCAATTGACCATTATAAATAGATTCTGAAGCATTCCTGTGATTTTGTGGGGGAATAAAAGCTACCACTTGATTATCGCACCTCGATTCCTTTAGGTATCAGCTATAATAATTGGCGGTATCTGACTAATAACAACTTGGGTCTTTTCTGGTTCACTGAGATATCTATCAATCTCTAAAATCCTTGCAGAAGATCTCAAAACTGGTTCAAATAAATTATCAATGACTTTTACGGTATCTCCCAATCTAACTTTCTGGGATGCACTTCCTGCAATGATCTCCAAATCAGCAATATCAATCTCATAAGCTACCCACGGAACGTTATTAGCCTGAATATAATCCCATGTTTCTTGTAATAAATTCGATGGAGAAGTAGTATTTGAAGTAAATTCTGACTCAATTGGGATAACGTTGGTAGATCCCCTATACCTACCCCAAGTGCTTGTAGCATCAACGTCCTCAACATATAACTGTCCAACTGGCTTATCTGCTGGATCTCCCCCTAATGTCGTCCATAGAACCGTTGAAAAGGTTATAGAATTTCCGTAACCGAATGATTTTGTTACTAGTTTTGAATTATCAATCGTTCGTTTGACACTTTTCATATCTCGACTATACTCAAAGCGTTTCCCTCGGTCTTCGCCTCTTTGGTCTAAAATATCGACAAATTGAGTTGTTACATCTGCACCAACAAATTGTACTCTGAATCTCCATTCTGCATTAAATGCTTGAACTATTTCCCTTAAGGCTTCCATGACGGTTATTCTTGAAAATACGAATGTCTGAGTTCCAGTAGGTTCTACTGTACCAACAATCCATTTTGTTCCAGATAATATGGAGTTAAGAGCTGAGGAACAACCAACTCCTGTAAGAGTTAATGCATCAATCCAATCATCTACCAATTCAAAAACTTTATGCTGACACACTACATCTTTGTATAAATTTCCAAGATGACTTTCTTCAATTCTTAAAACTTCAAATAGCTGAATTTGAGCAGGGTCATCAAAGTCTCTGAAAAATACTAAATTACCCTCAATGATATCACTTGCGTCTGGATGACTTGCAGGAACACTAAATGTAAGTTTGTTTTCTTGGTTTATTTGTTCCATATGGATAGGGTTATAGAACGGACATGCAGAACTATCATTACTCAGAACTACCTGTAGTTGTCGATTTGAATTCAATACATAAAGTTGAGTTACGGGTGCTAAACCCTTAGATTCTAGACTATTATCCTGCAAAAACCTAAGGTTATCTGGACCAAAATTTAAGTCCGTCGCTGTTGTTATTCCAGTCACTACTCCTGTATCTGAATACTGCCAAACACGCCACTGGGACCAGCCTCCAGCATCTGGAGGAGCACTTGAACCAACGTGTAATCTCAGCCAATACGCAGCCCATAATGGCATATCTGAAATAGGATTTGCTGACGTTGGATAATTAAAGTTATTCCAAGGGCTTTGTATATAATCTATACCAGCATAAACCATTACAGTTCTACCTGTAAGTTGCTCTACTTGTGCTCTAAATGTTTGGCAATAGTCTACCAATAACCTTACTTCCACCGGATTATTCGCTATTTTAGGTGTACTTGGAAATTCAAGATCGACAACAGGATATAGATCACCAAACTCACCATTTCCTAAACCAATCTGCATTCTATTCACAAAATGATTAGCTTCTGTTATAGCTCTCGATGTTGCATATATCGTACTATTTGGCCTCATGAAATGATAAGCACCAACTAGAATATTATTAGCCCTTGCTCCATTTGCATTAACGGCAAATTTTGTATCAAAATTACTGGTTCCCATAGAACACCGAAGATAGGCAAATTGAATATTTCTTGGATCTGTGGCAACTGTCCCCCATGTAATAGAACCATTAAAGCAAGAACAGTCGATGCCTATCGTATTTGATGTTTTCTTTAATTGCATCTATAGCCACCTCGGAACATAATTTACGTCAATATTGGTGGTCGTTGTTGGTGCAAAAGTATAAAAATGATCTCCTGATAAAACGGGGAATTCACTAGCTAAAGTAACTTGATTATTAATAACGGCACCATTAAATGTGACTTTTCTTATATCTGAATTGATAACAACTTGATCACCGGAAGAAAAAGATCCTGTAACCTGTAATGCCTGAACCTCTGTAGATCCAGCTTTATATTGCGTAATGATTGGATCTGTAGTTGGGTTAATAAAGGTTAATGTAATCGTAGGATCTGCTGGTGCCGTACCAAGATTTGTAATCAATGTTCCTGCTAAGGTTTCTGCAAATGAATATTTAACCGATGATTTTGGATCTTTGATTAATGGTCTTCTGAATTCCCATGAATCCGTGATATCCGATGAGCTTCGTATTACAATGGACATTCTAAAACTATCGTAGCGACAATTTGACCAATAATTTCCATTTCTCAAACTGCCAAGAAATGCTGTACTAAATCCTGTCATTGTTGGAGGATTTATAGTAGCGCTAGAAATGGTCTTAAATTCCTCATTTGTCACTAAATCAGCAAGGGTTAAAATCATTTTTCCATTTACTGAACCATCAAGATACCATCTAGCGGCTAAATAATAGTCTCTTCCAACTACTAAATCAGTTGTAAGGCTAACAGTAATCGTTTTTGACTGTGTTTGAGATGAATTAACAATAGTAAATTGAATATCATCCTCTCCTGATCCAACAGATGCACCATGTATAATTGCAATTCTGTCCCTTGTAGATCCTGCTGAAAATGTTCCCCAATCAAACATTCCACCAAAATCACCAGCTCTGCCAGTTTTCTTGAAGAAGAAATCCAATGTGCCTTGTTGTCCAAATAACCTAGTATTCGTAGCTATTTTTAAAAGCTCGTCACCCCTAGAAGCTCCTCCTAAGTGCCAACTTGTTGCGTATGCTTTTGCCTCAACTTGGAAAGCATCAGCATATACTTGAGCAAAAATTTGAACCGATGTCAATATTTTAGGTACTAATCTTCCAGTTGTCCCAGTTGTCGTTATAGTCAGAGAATATCTTACAAATTCATCAAATGATAGAGTTATCTCTGCTGAATCAGTATCAGTTATAAATACTCCAACTCCTGTTTGTTCCTCAATATTAAGTTTTACTTTACCGCTTCCAATTAGATAAACACTATAGGTATAGGTTGTTGTTGCAGCAGCAGCGACGAATGTTAGTGCTACGCCTTCCTCTACCGTTTGACCTTGCGTTACAATAACTAGTCCAGCTATTCCAACGTGGGCATAGGTAAATTCTTGCCCTATTGTAGCTCCAGTAGTCGCAGTAAATCCCACTGTATCTGTTTCAATACTACTTTGATTAGCAGTAAGCATATTCGTAGTACCTTCTTCTATTTGAATAGCAGTACCAAATACGCCACTTTCATATCTTGGAATATTGGGACCAACTAATGTGCCATCTGATTCATAGGCATCTGAACTTCGTGAAAATATTGCATCTTGAGCTGCGTTTATATTTTGAATAACTGGTAAAGTTGAATATGAAAATCCATCTGGAACCAGAAATACTAACGTTGTCTTACCCCACGCTTTTAATTGAGGAAAATTTGTCTCATTTGACAAAACTGCATAGTATGTCCTATCTAATTCATCATCGAAAACCAAGGATTGAACTCCATTTCTAGGATCTAAATAGATACTAATATTCTCGATCCTAGACCTAAGAGCTTCTTTAGATGTTTCCACTAAGGTAATATCCACCTCAATAATTCTTTCCTTAAAATCTGTCTTAAAGAAATAAATACCATCTCTATCTGGAACATTTATTGTTCTAGGACTAATGGGAGGGAGAACGCTTCGACGAATATCATTAACTATAATTCCCTTGAATTCAGACCTTACACCACCATAAATAAATGAGCATTCTGCCATTTAGCGCGACCCCCTTCCCCTAGTTCTATCTTTTTGTAGTCTATATAACTGTTGTGCTACTTTTAAAATATCTACCTCTTCCCTGACAACCATCTGACCAACAGAAACATTTAACCCTCCCCATGATCCTTCTCCTTCATTTGTTTCTGGCGTTGTCACCGGAGAAGTTCCCATTGGGGAAATTGGAACACTAAGACCCATTGATCCAGTTCCAGATCCTCCATATGCTGGTGAACCCATCATTCCCATTTCTGGCGTTGTGAAAGCACTTGAAATTCCCTTACCAGCTCTAACGAAAGAAGGTATAAGTGCTGTTATATCTCTGGAAGTAGTCTTGGCCTGATCTGCCATAGCCATAAATGCACGTTCCATGTATGAAGGTGAGCTATACCCAATTGCCCTTTTAAAACCTGCCCAGAATGCTCCACCTAAATTAGCTGCTACATTATAAAAGGCGTTGTACAAGCCAGATATATACCTAAATATACCTTCCCATATGTCAGTAAATTTACCCGGTAAACTTGCTAACCATTCACCCACTCTTCCCGGTAATGTTTTAAGCCAACTACCAGCTCTATTAACGATACTATCCCACCATGCATCAGTATTTACGGCTATATCACGCCATTTATCTGAAACTGATTGCCAAGTTTGTTGTAACCACGTACTTGCCTTTCCGGGCAATGACCTAAGCCAATTCCCTACTCTTTCCACGATGCTCGCCCACCATGCATCAGTATTTACAGCTACATCACGCCATTTATCTGATATGGCTTGCCATATAATTCCTAACCACGCTAAGGTATTTGCCTTTATTTCTGACCATTTATCTGATATGGCTTGCCATACAGCTTGCATTGCATTAGATACATTCCCCGGTAATTCCTTAAAGAATGTTATAACGCTATTAATCATTTTGGGGACTTCATTAATAACGAAATCCTTAATTTCTTCCCAACCACCAATAACTTTATCCCTTAAGCTTATTACTGCACCAATTATTTTTCCCGGCAAATCTATGAAATACTTAACTATTGTACCAAGTGCAAAGCCAAAATCATAAGCAAGCTTCATTAAAAATTCCATAATAATATCATCAATCTTTGGAATAAATTCCTTAATAGTATTCTTTATATTTTCCCATCCATCTGAAACAGATTTCTTCATATTGTTCCATCCATCCTTAAATGCCGAAACAACATCATTTACGAAAGTCAATGTCATTGTCTTTATACTTGACCATCCATCAGTAAAAAATGTACCGATGCTACTCATGAATGCAGAAGTTTTAGTTTTTACACTAGACCATCCATCACTGAAATACTTTACTACGGCTTTGATGAAATTATTAATTGCTGTGTCTACAGAATAGCAAAAATTCAAAATTAAATCTGTTATTTCTTTCCAATCTCTTGATGCATTTGTCTTTATTAGATCCCAATTCTTATATAGAGATATACCAATGGCTATTACAGCTGCGATCGCTATTGGTATTAATAAAAATCCTGCTATTAATCCCGCCACGGATGTTCCAACAAAAGTTGCCACTGGAACTAAAGCTGCTAATACTACAGATAATCCAGCTAGCCCTACTAATATAGGACCAACGGCTGCCATAATCCCAAGCACAATAACAATAAATCCCTTTACATTAGGATTTAATTTATCAAACCATGAAATGACATCCTTCATAACCGTCACTAAAAACTTAAGTGGGGTTGCAAATTGTTCTGTCACTGAAATTCCAACACGTTCTATATCATTTTTGAGCATCTTTATCTGGGCACCTAGAGCTTCAGTCTTCGTCTTTGCTACTTCTTCTGCAGTTACATTTCCAATTGCCAACTTAAATGCGGTTACTCCTTTTTCTCCCTCTTTAAAAATAATATTTCCAGCTCTGATAGCATCTGTTCCAAATAATGCTTCCAAGGTAGCTAATCTCTGTGCATCAGTCATTCCTGCAAGAGCGCCCTCAAGCGTACTAGCAATACCAGCTAAATTCTTAATTTTACCAGTTTGATCGAAAAAGGCATTAGTACCATCTGCCGTAGTTAATCCTAATTCTTGAAATAATTCCTTTTGTTTTTTAGTCGTTGGTTGCAAATTCAATAACATTGTTTTCAAGGATGTACCAGCATCCGAGCCCCTAAGGCCATTGTTCGCGAACAAACCTAGAGCCGTAGCAGTATCTTCGAACGTCAACCCTAGCCCTGCTGCTACAGCCGATGCCTGTGACAGTCCTAGCCTAAGACCATGAACATCTGTTGTCGAAGCCTTAGCGGTTCCAGCAAGAATATTCGCTACATCGGAAGTAGTCAGCATATCCTTCTTGAATGCATTCATTGAGGTACTTGCCACAATAGCTGCATCAGATAAACTTATTTCTCCTGCAGCAGCTAAATCCAAGACTCCCTTTAAGGCAAAGGTAACATCTTTTGTTTTAACACCAGCCTTTAAAAGTTCCAACATTCCATCAGCAGCTTCCTTAGATGAGAATATCGTATTCTTGGACATTGCTTTTGCTGTATCAGAAAGAAACTCCATCTCTTCAGAAGTAGCCCCAGTTACAGCTTTAATACTAGTCATTGATTCATCAAATTCAATTCCAGCCTTGAGGGCAGCTTTTCCCATTGCTACAATTGGTGCTGTTACATTTTGTTGCAACGCACTCCCAACAATTAAAGCATTAGCCCTAAAGACAAGCATTCGACGCTCCGCGTCACTCAAGCTACTCTGTAAACCAGCAGTATTTCCCCCAATTAATATCTGAATATCTGCAATAGTTATTGCCATCATTTCACCTCCAGTCTCATCTGGATAAGGAAAATACAAAAGAAGATAAGCCCTTACAGAGTTTATCTTCTTTTTGATTTTGCTTTATTTTCTTCAGCTTTCCTCATTTTTTCTTGATAAGAATAAAAGGCCATCCATTGATAAAACTCAACCGTTCCCATTTGTCTTATTTCATTAACTGTCTTACCTAGATCTTTAGCCAATATGAATTGGAATCTAAAATCTCCATCAAGTGCGAAATTTTTTCTCAGCTTCTTTAATATCCTTTTCACCCAGACCTGATATAGCCATAATTTCCTTAAGAACCTTGTCGATTGCCATTGCAGATTTTTCTCTGAGCGCATAATAATCCTGTTCAGAAAAAACAGGATCAATAACGCCATGAATAAACATTAAAAGCTCTAATTTATCAACGTCTATCTCATCGCTAACGCTTGCTTCTTTCCTAATCTGTTGTTGCCTACCTTTACTGAATTCCCGGATCATTACTGATCCACCCCATTGCTCAACTTCAACTTCCTTCTCAATTAGTCCGGTGGACTTGAGAATATCATCCGTTGATAATCTCCTTTTAGACTTTGTCATAAATATTTCCCCCCACTAATTTTTTGATAATTATGCTGAGGTACTACGGCTGACCAGACCGCTTACTTGGAATTCTGCACTGAAGGTGGCTGCTGCGTCAATCGCAGTTGGGACTTCGTATGCGGTTTCAAAACAAGTACCAGTATATTTAGCATATTTTCCAGCTACAGGTGCAGTAGTACCCGGATAATAAATGAACGCTGCAGAAGTACCAAGGATTCCACTCAGGTATTTATCCGGTGTAGTTGCCCAGATACCTTCAATTGATATAGTTGCATCCCTAAGTCCCGCAACATATTCCTTTGCAGAACTACAGAAATTTGAAACTTCTACGGTATCATTAGTTCTTGGAAACGAAACACTTGTGATCCAACAATTCAATAATCTGGGAGTTCCGCCAGTATCTGTTATTGAGAATCCAGCTGACTTGCCATGAACTGCCAATTAAAACAACTCCTTCCAATTATTTTCTCTTCATCCCAACGTTAAATGTAACTGTTCCAGCAGCGGAAAGCGTCCACGCTGCCCTAGTAAAACGCTTTATTGTCCCACTTGATGATATGGATCTCTCGGCAGTTATTCCTGTAGAAGCAGTAAATGAAATTAGATCGGCGAATGTACTTCCAGCAGACGAATCTTGAATACGTATAGTTGCAGTTATTCCACCTGTAATACCTGTTATCTGTAAATAGCCCGTAGCTCCCCTTGAACTGGCAGCTGTAGCATCAATAGATGTCTCGTTCCCGGTTGTTGATTCAGATATTAGGTCATGATGCGATAATATTCTATCTGCACCAAGGATAGCCTGACCCTCAACAGATATAGAAACAACGCCATCAATTGGACTTGTTATTTCGTATGCTGTTTCAATTGATTTAACTCCATATCCAGCGTTACTTAGTGCTGGGCCAGCAGGATAGTATGACCAAATAACAGTAGATCCTAGAACTTGGTTAAATACATAATCAGTCTGGACTGTACTTCCTGCAAAAAAACCTTCTGCGGAAACAGTAGCATCCCTTAAGCCAACTACGTAGGTTTTATCACTGGAACTAAATGCGCTTGTCTCTACGGTATCGGCTGTTTGTGCTACACCAAAACTATTCAGATATGAGCTTAGATCAAACCCGTTAATATAAGTCCGGGCATGTTTACCATGAGTTCCAGTCAATATATCCTCCCTCCTTTCTTAAGTTGAAAATGTCTTCATCACCCCGAAATTACAAGCTATTTGATGTCTGTCGTTTTCATCAACACCAAGCCTGAATGGAGATTGATTAGCGAATATTCTGAGATAAAAACTCCCCGTATCGGAACTTGATGTTTGTAAAGTTTCATTCACTACGTTAATAAGAGCCCTATAAGCATTTTCTGCGGTCCTTCTTGCAGTTACGTAATTTGTTGACCTTGATACAATCTGAATGTTTGGATTTTCCCACGCAGCTTGACATGTTGACCCGAAAGTATCTTGCGGTCTAAATCCTCCTGTTTCGTAAATGAAGAGGGAAGTATTAGGGAGATTGGTACCATATGATTTAAAAATATTTGTACCGATTGTTCCAACACCGCTAGTTTGGAGATACTTAGCAACTTCATCTAATATCATTTAAAGCACCAACTTTTAAATAGATATGGATTTAAAATAATCGTAAATAGCATCCCTTACTGCAGGTCCAACATTTGGTGTTTTTTCCTGCATAGCTGATTCATAAAATTTTGCTCTCCCAATTGGATGATGCTTGGTAAGATCTTCGTGAACAATTAATGCATATGGTGCTGATTCACCGCCGAATTCGCCAACACTCTTAACCATATTGCCAGAAATTTTAGCTGGAATGACATGACCAGATGCTCTTAGCGCTCCGGTGTCCACGGGTGTCCGTTCTTTTGCTAATACCATAATCTTTTCATGTTCCTCATCTATAGTTTCAGAGATAACAGACAGCAAACCACCACCTAGTTTCCCAAGCGTAGCAAGAGCTTCAGTAAGTCCAGTGATAACAATTCCTTCGTTAGCCAACTATAGATCACCTCTCTTGCCAAATTTAAGCCTATTATGGTGCCATGGGCCATCTTCGTCGGGATAAGAATCTACAACTTTCAAGATTGGATTAGATCCATCTGGAAACGTAAATCTGTCTTCGGGATCAAATGTTCCAGTAGAGGCAACATATACAAAAGACTCAATAAGGCTTTCTGCGCCATTACTTTCTGTAAAACTCTCATGCACCCTAACTATCCTACAACTAAAGCTAGTTGAAGCAGTTGAGTGAGTTGGAGTTCCATAGTCCGTATATCCCGATAATCGATTTACAATTATTGTCTCTCGCATAAATTCCAAAAATTCTGTTTCAAACATTTAAAATCAACCCCTAACTTGACCCAAAGGAAGATCCTAACTCTGTTCCTGTGCCCGGTAAGTCATTCATATGCCTATAGAAATCAGGTGGTACCCTATCACTATTATTGAGTTGGTTTTGCCTATCGGCCTTAGAAATTCCACCAGCATAACATTGTGGTCTTCCTCTATATTGTCTTGATAAGATCCAAAGTCTCGATGCCTGAGCGCTAAAAGACCTACCTTTCTCAGTGAGGGTAATTTTTAAGTCTCCTACCGCTTTAGTTGATGCATCTCTAGCGAATTGAGTGGCAAGTCTTTCTGCTCCCATGGCGGCAGAAGCAATAGGATTAGGCCAATAGGTGAGCAAGTAATAAATCTCTTCGTCACTCAAGAGTTGATCTGCTGAATCAGTATCTCCGAGAAGAAAGCGCACCTCATCCTTGGGGTTATCTCCGGGATTTCCATCATAGCTCCAGACCATATTTTGGATCAACTCCCAAAAAAAGAAAACGACCTTACTTAGTCGTTTTCTTTTTATATTCTCTCTTAGTTAAATCTTCACCGCTATCAGTGATTCCGAAAATTTTATTTCTCTTATCTTTTACATCTTCTTCAGATCCACGATAAATGATTCTCCCAAGAACAAGGACAATCTTTCTTTGTTCATGAACTTCTTCAAAATCTTCCGATGTATAAATTGATCCAGCCTTAAGGATAAGATCATTGAATCTATATCCATCCCTTAAGACAAGATAAAATAAATCACTACTCATGTTAGTGGATCATCCCCCTTTAGGTTTTGAGAATTTATCCGGTTGAAGAGGATTACCTAGTCTCATAATGTATTCCACATCATGCAATGCACCCAATAAATTCTGTTCTGCTTGCAATTGTTGATTGCTTTGTTCTTGGAACTGGATTCTTTGTCTCCTAGTTCCCTCAACCCTCTCAATTAATTCTATCCTTCTTGCTTCCAATTTTTGCATATACGATGATGCATCATCGTATCCGTATAAGAAAGTAGATAATAACAAGTCTGAGACTGGTGGTTTGTATATTTTGATACCCTTCCCCCTAGCCCACCCAAGGAAGAACTCACAACTTGGTCTTTGGTGTTGGAACTCTTGATCCTGTGCCATATTGACACCATAAACCTGAATATCCTTGTAACCCATCTTGATCGCAAGGGCTATCATCCATGAAATTGAGTTAGTAAAATAGGCTCTCTGTCTGATATCAGGTTGATCCAATGCCATATCATCACCATATATATCAAATTCTTCTAATACTTCCCGTAATGGATATTCAATAGAATTTGGAATATTTGGATGTTTTCTCCACATTAAAACGGGGCATTTTAAAAATGATAGGCTTTTTACTTGATTAGGATCTCTGATTACCGGAGGCTCGTAACCATGAAGCTGAAACCAAGCAGTAGCTCTAACGGCAATTTTCGGTTTATCCATGTATAATTCGTTCAGAGCCCATATATCGATGTTGCTAGCGTCCAGTGGTGCCCATTTCAAACTATCAGGCGCAAATCCCAAAATCATAACACTGTCGGAATGTCTCTTGAATTCTGATATGTTTTTCTTTATTTTTGTTACTTTTTCTAAGTCTAACGGTGACTCTACTGGTACATTAGATATTTCTATGGGCTTGCTAGTGTCTATAGTCTCGCTTCTATTCATAAATAAGTGGGCATCTCCCCCCAAAGGATTGCCCCTGTCCTCCTCTTTTTTCAATTATTAGGTTGTGATTAAGACGATCCAAATGTAGCGAATTGACTATTGTAAACTAACCACGTAGTTGTCGATGCGCTCACCATCGAAACTGATTCCCTCGGATCATCGAACGTAATTTTTCTACCAGTAGATCCTTGAGATGAAGAAAAGACAGTCTTCGTTGATGCTGGTAATATAAAAGTTCTCGCCGTAGTACCAGTCTGACTGAGCACAAAAATTGTTTTAGTAAATCCTGCTGCCGTTGGATCTGCCAACGTCCAAGTCACTTGGGTTGTATTGGCTTGGGCCAATGATGTAAAACCTTTATTTGTGATAGCCGTTCCGACTGTAGCAGTTGTCTTAGCCAAATAGCTATCAACAAAACCACCACCACCTTGTACGAAGCCAGTGCCTACGAAATTAGAGCTTGCTGTTACGTGAACACCAGAAAGATTGCTCGTTGCACTGACCGATTGACCAGAAATATCACTACTAGCTGTTAATTTAACTACTGTAGCTGTGCCATCTGAATCAATTGTTGCTACTGTACTATTTGCCGAATCTTTGATAAATAATTTTTTTGCCCCTACTGCATCACCTAACGTAATTCTGAAATTTCCACCAGTTGGCTTCATTGATATATCAGATGTTACTGAAACGACAAAATCATCTGTATTAACAGAGAAACTTCCAGTTACATCGAAATCGCTCGTAGCAGCTAAACCTGAGAAACTGGCAGCACCAGCAGAATTAATACTAGCAACTACATTAGTTGAGCTATCTAATATCTTTACACTTGTAACCCCAGCAGTAGAACGCAAATGTAGGATAATATCTCCATCTGAAAGTAGATAGCTATCAGTTGACGGAAGATTCCTTAACATATTAGAAAAAATCGGTCTTTTTATATACTCATTGCCCATTTATAATTCTCCTCCTTTCCTCATTGTTTCATAATTTTACCCTTAAGATGATCCAAAAGTTGATCCCATATTCGATACACAATGGTACCTAAGTGCAGATGTTGCAATAAATTGAGCCGATTCTCCAGTAGAGCTAAATGCACACGCTCTAGTTCCTGCTCCGGTTGACCTAAATGTTACAGTTGTAGTATTTGGAATTACTCTAAACAATGAAGATGAACCTGACTGAAGTAATGCAATAATAGTCTTATCTACTCCTGCATAGAGTGGTGGATCTATCATAAATGTTAGAGTACCCGCTTTAGTAGACGATAGAGTAGTAACTCCATAGCCAAGAATTGTTGTTCCTGTACTTGTTACTGCCTGAATTCTATATCTTTCATCAAACGTCTTCATGGCTGGACGTTGTTCTTTTTCAAACCCCATTAATGATTTCACCTCCATAAAAATGGAAATGGTATTGGAATAAAAAATGACTCATCAACAACTAAGTTTTTGAGTCATTTTTATTCCATACCCTAATATTTATGCCTAAGCTATAGCAGATGAGAAGAAGCATCCCAAATCTGCTCCAACAACTTTCATTGACCAAGCAGCTTCTCCCTCAATACGATTAGATGCATTTACTTCTACTCTGAAGTTTTTCATACGGACACCTTCTGCTCCAGCTCCGAATAGACCCTGCCAAGTAAACATATAACCAGCCGATGGCTGATACAATCCGGGTGCTGGTGCTGCGTATCCAAGGAAGGCATTTTTCCCATAAATAAATGCATATGAAGCAGTAGTATTTTCATTTGCTGTATTTTGTACAGCTCTAGGAACAAGAACTCGGTCAACATCAAATAGTACCGCTAAGATATCTTCCGTGATAATCCCCCTTTGGGTATATTTAACACGGTCAAGAATATCTGGATGATTTTTGAGGGTAGTGTATACTTCTGGGCCAAGAACCAGACAATTTGGACGATATCCAGTTTTTCGAGAAATGCTATCAGCTTGTTGGGTGATATCCTCAATAGGCGTACTAACGATATTGTCCCATTGAGTAAAGTCTACGCCACCAACTAGATCTGTACCCGTTGTAGATCCGGTCCATAAGCCAGTTGTGAAGAAATGACTAACCCATTCAACTTCACGTTTAAGCAGAATTTGTTGTGTTACATAAATGGTGTGGGATCTCTCAAGTTGTAATGGTTGATCTGCATTTGCTCTTGTTTGGTCGTCGAGATCCGCATGGTATCCGAGTACATCACAAGAGTAATTATCGGTACTAAGCCTATAACCTCCACCAGCAGTTTCGGCTCCCGGTGCCCTTACCTTTGCCTCATTTCTAAAAAAATCTGCTTGCGAAAATATGAAGTATTTGTCACTTTTGTTATTAACTGGAACTATAGGGAAAACTTTATTAGCAATGAAATTGCGTTCGGTATCTTGGATATACGCAATGGAAATGTTGGTCAATGCCCTATCGACATGTACGTCGGATATGGTAGGATTTCCCAAATTACTCACTCCTTCTTCAATTTATTCCAATTTTCATAAATTTAAATTTACATAAAACGATGTTCACGTGGAATAAAAACCCCCTAAAAAGGCAAACAAAAAGCACGGTCTTACTGGGGGGGATTCAGTAATTTCGGGCAATGCCCTAGACCGTGCTAAATCTTAAATTTTTACAAACAATTTAATTAGGTTGTTGTCCCTATGGTATTAAAACTGACCGTAATAACATCCGAAGATGCTGACGCAGCTTCAAGGGTAGGTCCATAAAGGAAAGATCTCGCAGAAGGGTTAGTGCCAGTGCTACTATAAGCTCTCCCATTGCCCTTAATATAAAATGTTTTCCCAAGAGAAATGATCCCACCAGTAATTATTTTAGAAATACATCCGGGAACCCAAATCTCTCCTGATTCCCCATTGCCGGGATTATTCTGAAGAATTCCAACAGGAATCCTATTTCCAACTGTAGTTCCGAGGATTACGAAATTATCCGCTGTAGCAGTTGATGCAAAGACAGCTTTATATTGGCTAGTTGTGTAGCTACTTGATGCAATCAGAGAGAAGCTTAAATTTCTGATATCGTAAGCCATTATTTACCGCTCCTTTCTTTGGTGTATTCTTCGTAGAGTAGAGGATTTTCAGCCAAAACTCTATCAATGGCTTGTGCCATTGTCTGACCCTGACCCTTAGTGACCATACTTTTTGCAAGTTCTTCGATCTTAGCCCATGAACTATCGGCGATACTTCTTGCACTGGTTCCCTTCTCGATAAACAGTTCCGATTTTTCAATCTTGGTATTAGCATCTCTGAGAATTACTTCTAATTGATTTCCGTATTCATCGGAAACGTCAAAGGCTTTTCTCAAGACATCGCCAACCACTTCGGCTGTACCGATATTGGGGAATCCCTTCCCTCTATCTTGGAATTCTTTAGTAACCCTGATATCTCGTTCAATTTTAAGGTCAGTCTCAAGTTTTTGAGCCTTTTGAACTGCGGTTTCATGTTCTTTCCAAAGCATCTGAACAAGTTCCCGTGACTCTTCAGGAATGGCATCAAAATCTAATGACCCGTCTTCTTTCTTCATCCTCTTTTTTTCCTCGACAACAGGGGTTGTTTTAGGCATTTCTTTTCCTCCTTTTGGTTTTGCTGGTTTTTGCATTTCCACTTCTTCTTCTTCCATATCACCATAACCAGCCATGCTAATCAGCTTTTCCATGAAGCTTTTCGGCATTTCTTCCTTATATGCCGACATTAGTTTGAGAGCACCTTTGCAAGCCTTAGAAGCCTTTTCACTCAACTTCATCTTTTTCATGATATCTTCGATGCTTTCAGCATTCTCTAGATCAATATCTAGCTCAGCAAGTGATTTCAAGACATCATCCAATTGATCCAAGGTGGACCCTCCTTCTTGTTTTAAAAGTAAGAATATCCTTTCGTTTGCTGGTTTAGCTACTAAAGATATTTCTTCAACGTTTAAACCCTTAAGTTCAGTAATATTAATTTGTGTCACCCCCTTAGCTGACTGGTTTATCTACTGGGATTCTCCTAGAAAATCCCCCTATCGAAAAACCATTGAATTTTTTGTCTTTCGTGTCATTCCAAAGTTTTTCATCATTGATTTTAGCGACCATTATCCATGTTCCCTTAGACACGTTTTGACCACCAAGAGTAAAGTCTACAGGAGCAATATAACTCTCCACGACATTTGCTCCAGCTTTACCCTTGTGTGACTCTCCAACAACTCTGGAATCCCTTAAATACATATGTGCAGATCTTTCTATCTCATCTGCGCTTATTGTGTCATTCTGAGCATCGACACTTCCCGGCTCTAAAACTATGCCATATACAAGTTTCTTTTCTATATCGGCCTTGATTATATCGGCATAGATAATTTCATCTTTTTGGATACTAGATTTGTTTCTCTTAGGTCTTTTCCAATTAGTGGAATCTATATGAACATCACCTACACTTGGCAATCCCTTATTAATTTCGTCTAGTTTAAGCTTTATCTGTTTCAGTTTTCTACCTACTTCACCAGAATCACTAAATCTTCGGATTGCCATAGGGTGTGGTAAGACAAAATCAACATCTTCTCCAAGGGCTTTTTTTGCCTTTTGACCCAAGGCCACTATTACTTTTGGATTAGCTCTTTCTAATTCACCATCCAACCATCCATGCCAATCCCCGACCTCAATATCTGTTGGCTCCCTGACATTTCCGAAGTCATCAATCAATAGCGTAGGGACAGCATTTGTTAGAAATACATCTTCACGACTTAATCCTAATGGCTTAATGTATGATTCATTGAATGTTTCTCCACATGGTCCAACAAACGCTTCACCTCTTAAGTATTCAATCTTTCCCGGTGAAGCTCCGACAAATGCTATTTCAGAATTTGGCTTACCTGAACTCTTCACCATTCGCACTCGATCATTTATTTTTTCAACAATATCTGTTTCCTTTTTGAATGGACTAACTAATTTATCATCATCCCAAGTTTCTCTCATTTTTGCATAATAACGGTCAACGTGATTTTTCATACCTTGTATATCTTCACTTGGAACATTTATCTGGGATACTCCTCCCTCTAACATGGCACCATTGAGAACTCCTGCAGAAGCGAATATTCCTCTCGGTATTGCTGTTAATTTACCTTCAATTACATTAGCAATTGGAAACTTATATCCACCAAAAGATTCCTTATTTTCATCATCAACCCATAAGAACCCTTGGCTATACTTACTCCAATTTATATTTTCCTTATCATCGCCCCCGGCCCATTCCCTAATATTTTTATCTGCCTGTGATCCATCCCACTCCATCTCTCTATCAGCAAGTGGGAGATCCCTAAAAGGTGTCACTCCCTTTATGATCTCCTCTGGAACTGCTATTTCATTAATTTTATCAAATGTTTCTTTTGGAATAAATTTTTTGAGAGTATCTAAGACTACATCTAAATACTCCTGAACATGCATCACTCATCTCTCCTCTCTCTCAAAAATAAAAAGCGCCGACTAACCAAATGCACTTTATTAAATCAATGCATTGGTAGTCGGCGCTACTCTAGTATCATCTGACAAGTGTAGGTACTTACACTTGTGGCATTTAATTTGTGATCTTCCATCTACAAAACCAAGTAGATGATTACAAATCGGACATCTTACAGCTTTGAGGTTTATGGTACTTGGATGTATAATTGGTTCTTTCTTTAGATATTCTAAATTTCCTCCATTCAAGGTGTCAAGATCTCCTCTCAAGACTTTTAGTAGATGACTCTTTGAACTTTTTAAGCTTTGTAGCCTGACCACCCCTGATATGTCGTTCTGCTAAATTTAAGCTAATGATATCTCTCACTTTATTGTAAAGAACTAGATCGAGATCTTCGAGATGAGTCCTTATATCGCGGTGGACCGTACTCTTACTAACCCCAAAAGCAGATGCTGTTGCTCTTATAGTAGCTTCGTTTTCGATGATAAAGTAAGCTTCAGCTATAGTTCTCGTTTTCGTATTACTGAAACCCTTGAAACCCATGAAATTTCCCCCTCATGGCTATTAATCTCTAGGTGTAACAGGTAATCCTGCTGTTTTCTTTAAGAAATCTTCGAGTTCATTATCTGGGAATAGTGGCGCTCCAGCACCAGCTAATTTAGAAATATAATTACCAAGCTCTTTTAGATCATTATGTTGAATGTCTCCATGTTCCAGCGTGGGTAATTTATCAACATTAAAATTATTTAATTCAAATAGTCTTGGAATAGCATACCGATTAAAAGTAGCTGCTATAGAGTCAAGCCATGTCCCTAGAGCTATACTGAATAATTTTGATTTATCGGCGCTTAGTGCATAGGAACCATTTGGCAAAATACCAAGTAATATAAAATCTGCCATAACCGTCATAGCAAGACGCTGATCTAATCTATTAATAATTTGATTGGTATCAAAAGTACGCCTACCACCAGAAGTTAATAGTTCAAGTTTTACCAACTGATTATTTTGCTCATCATAGATAGAAGGTAGTACCGCTCCCTCTTGTTCATCTCTCCTGATATTGGTTACTAAATTTTTCATTTGTTGATATGCTTGCTTTTCCCCCGGAGTAGCATTCTCATCTGTCCACTCTACCGGAACATAACAAACTGGATAACCAGCTAATTCTCTCTCCACGCCGATAGCTTCATAAGTTTCAATACGTTTTTTTATATACCATGTACGATAGCTTGTTCTTAATATTGATCTACCTTCAGGATTTCCTTTATGAATTCCAGTCCTAAAAAGAAGTGCTTTTTCCATAGGTATTTCCCTGAGGCTATAATCTGGTGGAGCTTGTTGAACCATGCCGTGAATACCACCATGTTCATCAAGGTTCCAGCGCCATAATGTATCTTGTGCTCTTATGGGCAATTTTCTCCAACCTATTCGACCATCATTAAATCTACTATTTTTTGTAGGATCTAAACTATTTCCCATCCTCCTTTTATAAACTATTTCATGGTAAGAATAACCGTAGACAAGAAAGGACATGATTTCAGAAATGGTATCTTCCCAAGTGGAAGACATATCCAGCAGACAACTCTCTAGAAATTCTTTTGCTTCTTGATCTTCAGCACTTGAGCCCCCAGCTTGAACTCTCCATAATACTTGCCTAATCAACATATCAATGACGAATAAAATGGAACCAATTACACTATCATTCTCAGACATTTCCCGGTAAATTCTTATTCTTGTCTGATAACTGGATAATTGCTTTAATTGTTCCTCGTAAACAAATCCCGAATATTCTATTAGGCCAGTTCTGCCAAGCTCTTTTGTAGCTATCTGAGGACTAATTTTCTTATTTGGTTTTATAGGATCTTTTGGCAAGGCCATTCTTGCATCGCCTCCTTATTCCGAAGGCAAAAATCAAATGTTTTCTGTAAGCTCCAGTGAGTCGAATCAGCTAATTGCATAACAACATTAAAATCTATGCCATTATACTGACACTCTTTCTCGATTCGTTGTTCCTGATTAACTATAAAAACCATCTGTTTCCAGTGTTCTAATAACTGTTCCACTTTTCTCACCTCCACATTACAGTAATATTCTTATGATTTTTCCTACATATTTGGACTTTCTCTTTTGAAATCAGTTATTCCACTAGGATTGTATTTACCTATGCCCTTCTTTTTAAGATCCATCAATTCCCAAATTGCCCAACATAAGGCATCTATTCTATCGGGAGATCCTGTATCTTCCTCTGGATTCCACTCTACCATTTGTGTTTCAAGTTCTGGAAATACTCCTAAATGGTGAACTTTTCCAGATTCGTAGAGGCTAGCTACAGGCTCAGCTCTAAGTTTCTTACCTCTTGTTGCCCGGACTGATTTGAAGTTAATCAAAGGATCAATGTTCTTGATGACATAAGAAACCATATCTCCACCCTGATTAACCTCTCCAATAACTTTGTCTGCCTCCCATTTATCATATAGATTGCAGATAGCCTTACCCCACTTAGAGGGAGTTTCCTTGCAAGAATGATCATCTAAGACGTAGAAATGATCATCCACTCCTTTTGCAACTGCAACAATTCCTGTTTCGTCAGACTTTTTATTTGCGCTAATCGCTGGATCAACGCCAATAACAATTCTTCTAAAGATAGGTGCTTTACTTACCCTATGCTGGTCTATTTCGCTACTCTTCCAAAGAGCTTTTGGGTTATCTTCCAGTATTTCACCCATCAACTCTTGTCTGCCAATACGCGTATTTTCGTACTTTCCAATAATGGAGTCAAAAAAAACAGGTGATAAGTTATCCCTGTTTTCAAAAGTTGAACCTCTTGTTACTACTACATTTTTTTGTCTTACCAACCCCTTAACGGTGACTGTTGGTTTTGGAGTTGTGGTAATTATACCTCTTGGATTAGAACCAATTCTCAAGCAAAAGGCAAGCATTTCCATGATCTCTTTCTGCAACCTACACGCCGCCAACTCATCGACCCAAAATGAGTCTATATTGGGGCCGCGCAATTGATCTGGTTCATCACCGGAATAAGTTATTGCCGTAGCTCCAGTATGAAATGTTACTCTTCTCTTTGAAGGTTCGTAAATTGGTCTATGACTTGGCTCGAAACAATTAAGCAAGCCACTTGGCCCTTCTATCATAACATCCCGGATATCTGCTGCCCTTGGAGCAATTAACGCAAGATGTCTGCTTTCTCCTGTATATATTCTTTTTCTTATCCATTCGCCAGCAGTTTTAGTTTTGCCTATAGGTTAGCTAACCCCAGCCACGACCAGCTAGGATCAACCAATAGGTCCAATCCCCGGCTGGTTCTAATTGGCTGGGACGAGCGAACACCCCCTCCCAATCGTAGGCAATGTTTATAAGTTCTTCAGGGCTCAAGCTTTCTATGAACTTTGCTTTCTGCTCTTTACTTAACCTACTTAAGTTTGATATTAAATCTTTCAAAGTTTATCACCCTTATAAACTATTTTATCAATGACGCTCTTCGCCCCTTATGCGTCTGCAACTCCCCTAGTTACTCGGAATAGTGAGTGCGGAAGCAGCACGATCCCTAGAGTCGCCCCACTAATTATTAAATTAACCCCCTGATTAACTCAAACGCTTCAGCTTCAGCCATTCCTACTACAGAACCAGCTAGATGAGCTGAGTAATATATCGCCAATAAGTTACGTGGATGTGGAAATTCCCTCACCTCGGTATCGTAACATTCTAGAGCCTCTTGTTTGTTGTGCAGGAACCCTGTTACATTCAAGAAAACATTCGGATTAAATTTTCCATAATTACCAAATGACCATTCTGTGCTTGAGGGAATTTGAAAAGAATAGATCGTTTTGACTATGTGCTCACCATGAATTGGTCTTGTAGCTGTCAATACGGCACCATGCGTAATCCTATGATCTATGTTTAGATCTTTATTGGAATGAGTAAATATAACATCTGGCTTAATTTCATCAACCCAACCTTCGATAACCTTTGTAATCTGCAACAATGGGACGCTATCAAACATATTGTCTGGATAATTTGCGAATCTGAGATTCTTTTTAATGATTGGCCTTGGTAAACCTGTTAATACTTCAATAGCTTTTCTACTTTTTTCCTTGACTCTTTCCTTTTCCACTTCATCAAGTTCCGGGGTATTAATCCGAGATGTAAGTCCATAACTAAGATACCCAATAAAGACTTCTTGCTTATCAATCCTAGTTAATCTTGCTAACATGCCACCACATCCGAGAACTTCATCATCTGGGTGAGCGCAAACCACCAAAATCTTAGTCATGTATCACCGTCCATCTTCACTTCTCCTTCATCAAATATCTGGCTAATTTCAAATCAAACTCTGTATTTATATCAATTGCCCTATTTTCGTCGATATAAAATGGAATAATTCCCGGCATATAAAAATCCCCATACTTGAGAAACTGTTTAGGCTTTACGATGATGATAGATCCATCATGGATATATGCTGGTTCTAAATTTTGACTCTGTATATCCACATACTCTGGGTGCATAAGTTGAACAAACCCATCTTTATCTACTAATAAACTGTGTTGTGGAGGATATCTTAATCTTGAAACACTCATGACTCCATTAATATTTTCAAAGTTTTTCTTCATGAGCGCTGACGCAGATCTGATATCTTCTGAAGTTCGCAATGGAGAAGTAGGCAAAATTAAAGCCATAACCAAGTCCAAGTTTTTTGATTCATTTTCATATAATTCAATAAGATATTTTAATAGAGTCTTTAACATGCTATCGTCTTGACTTAAACTGGACGGCCTCAAGTGATAGAGAACTTTATCGCCAAACTTAGTAGCTACCAAATCTAGAAGTTCTGGATCATTACTAGTTACAATTATGTCCGAGAAAATAGCGCTACTCAAACTTGCTTCTATTGCATACTCAAGAAGAGTTTTGTCATTTATCTTACAAAGGTTTTTGCCGGGAAGTCTTTTTGACCCACTTCTTGCAGGTATAATAGCCATGGATTTCATATTTAATTCCTCAAGCTTTCATTTTTCTACCCACTACATTCCATGTTGCTTGAATATTTTCAGGATCATCACTAATCAGCTTTCCTTGAATAGTCTTATGATGTAATACCTCAATTCTGATATCTGCATCGATAAACATTTCAAATAAATGACTTTTTGTGCTGAAATGAACCTTGCCATGACCTTCGAGTTTCCCATCTTCAAATGAGTAGGTGTAAATATCATCTTCATTTTTACCCCTTGGTCTTTCTCCGTGAAACCATGAAAACCAATCTATTCCGAAATATTTTCCATCATTATCTAGTTTATCGTGAACCATCTTTAATGCTTTTTGTATCCCTACGGTAGAATTGTGGGTAATTGAACCCCTATCAATTACCAATTTGAATTTATCTGGAAACGGAATAGCTTCCGTAAAATCTCCTACCACTATCCTATCCTTAAGTTCTGGGAACCTCTTGATAATTTCTGATACTGCAGTTTTACTACCCTCAATAGCATAGTATTCAGCACCCCTTGATAAGAAATATGGGATATTGGCCCCAACACCCGGACCAAGTTCTAATACCTTATCCCCCCTTTCTATTTTTCTATACTTGGAAATATAAGATATTAAATCCGTCCAAGGAAACAATGAATGGCTTTTTCCTTGGGAAAACCTTCCCTCCCATGCCTCAGAGAACATTAAATCATCTCCATTAAAGTTTCTTTTGTAACGTTACCATTTTTTATTATTTCAAGTGATTTCGGACCCTCATTGAATAACAGATCTATAATACTCAAATTTGGAATAAATTTACCGAATCTTTGATTGTATTCAGGATGCTTATACTCTTGGAAATAAGTTTTAATATTTTCCTTCTCGAAAGATTTAATATCTGCGTAATTTTTACCTTCTCCACCAAATATATAGATATCCGTATTCAACTGTTTGCACATATCTAAAATAAGATCACTTTTAGATCCTATAAACTTATAATTTACAGCATCATCCAACTCTATCGTTATGCCTAATGTTTTTACGAACCACTTAAGCATGTATTCATTTATGTCTATGAGATATTGCCATTCCATTTTATAAAGATCTTCAAAAAAACCAGCGTATTCATTAAAGTATGGTGATTTTTTATATGCATGTTGGATCGTTCCCCAATGTTTTTCTCGCCATCTTGTCTGGTTATTTATCTCCATATCAGCAACGACTTTACCTCGATGTCCAGAAGACAAAATAGGTATAGTAAGCCACTGGAACCTATCCTTAACCTTAATCCTGTTTCGATTTATCCAATTACGCGGTGAGTATTGAACTTGATCAAAATTAATATACTTATCTGCCAAAGATAATCTATGAAAAAACCCAAGCCATGGTAAATAAGAAGTTTGATGATCTACGAGAATCATTAACTTATCCCTCTTTTCACTCAGAGAAATGCTTTGGATTATTCATCATTTTTTGGTATGCAATATCTTCTTTTCGCAATTTTTCCCCTATATCAATATCTCTCCCTGCTTCGGCATTCAAAAATACCGGAAGATACAATGATGGTAAGCCAACAGCAGGACGCATCATACCGATATTTTTATCAGTGAAGATATCACCCTTTCTGATATCTTTAATTGCAGTTATAGTTCTTCTCGCAACAATCCTCATATCTTCTTCTTGCTTAGTTGGCCTTAAATCACTGTTACCAAGCATATCATAAGCTTCACGTATAGAATTGACCCATATCTTCAGTGCTTTTGGATTTTTACTAAATTCATGATCTGGTCCTATATAGTTATTATCCAGCGTAAAGTGTGTTTCAAATACTCTTGCACCATATGCTACCGCAAGGACACTAGCTATATGTCCATATGTGTGGTCAGAATACCCAAGTATCATTTCGGGATACTTTACTCCCATTCTAATTAACTTCCTCATGTTTACATCTTTGGGAAACGTGGGATAAGATGACGTGCAATGCATTAATATCAAAGGATAGTGTCTCTCATACTCCCTAATTGTTTCAGTTGCAATATTAATTTCCGACTCATCAGCCATACCGCAAGATAGTATTATCGGTAATTTAGTTTCTGAATATTTCCTGATTAATGAAACATTGGTCAAATCATCAGATCCTATTTTAATTGCCTTAACACCACAACCCAATAAAATTTCAAGGTCCGAAAAGTTCTGGGGGGTTGAGAGAAATGTTATTTTAAATAAATCGCACCTTTCTTTGATATACTGCCAATGATCCGATCTTATTTCACACTTTTTGAAAATTGGATATAGATAAGATTCTTTATCGCAAAATTCATCTGCCCTGAATGTCTGGAATTTTATTGCATCTGCTCCAGATTCCTTCGCAACTTCAATCATTTGGTAAGCAGTTTGTATGCTACCGTTGTGGTTTATCCCGGACTCTACAATAGTATAAATTGAATTATTTGATATAAATTTTCCATCAATTTCAATTAATTTCATTTGAAACTACCCCAATCATCCCAAGCAATGATTTCATTCTCCTGAAATGATCTATTAGTACGTTTACCTATGATTTGATCCATATATAAAGGAGAAACACCTGTTCCCGGTCTTTTTGCACCAAGCATATCTTTCGTTATGAATTCACCTTCTGCTATTTCTCTGGTAGTAGCTATACTAGTGAAATATAGATTTTTGATTGAAAGATCCTCGTAGGAAGGTATTAATTTCTTAAGTCCTAATGTCGCTTCAGTTTTTCGAATAATATCCACCCAATCCATAAATTCTTTTGGCTCAAGAGCCTTAATATGATGGTGGCCTAATTCGTTACGACTTAAGGTGAGTCTTTTCTCAATCATTTTTGCACCTAAAGATATTGCTGTTATATCAGGTATTATCTCTCTAGTATCTGCGGAGTATCCTACTGGAACATTAAACATATCTTTGAGATATGTAATACTTTTTAGATTTAGATTAGACAATTTACTTGCATGACTACAATGAACAAGCATAATCTCTGTCGCTCCATGAAACTCTAGGAATTCAAGCATCTGCACGATTTCGCCTAAAATAACTGGTCCTAAATCAATTTGGATTGATTTTCCACTTTTAGCTACTGCTTCAAGCAAGGGATAATTACGCAAATCCCAAGAGCCTATTTTATAAGTTGCTGAATTTGCATTATCGGCCCATTGAACACTCCTAATACTATCAACAGATAAGTAGAATATAATTCCTAATTTCCTTGCATATCTAGATAATTCAATAAGTTCACTCTGCGTAAATCTGTTCTTCTTGAGCATTTCATACATGTTCTCTTCCTTGAATCCTTCTAGTGTCTCGTATTTATAAAGAACAGATTTATCTGCCATAAAATCATCACAATCTATCGTTTGAAACTTTACGGCATCTGCACCTGAATTTTTAGCTATTTCAATTAATGATTTACCTTTTTCTAGTGAGCCATTTGCCGTGACTCCAACTTCTGCAACAATAAATACTGGATATCCATCTCCGATATCGCTCTTATTAATGCTTATAGTTTGTTTTAGACTACTAATAATCTTCAGTTTACTCTTCCCCCTATAGTTATAACATTTTAGATATATTTTCTTGCTACTGAAATAATCAAATCGACATATTTATCTGTCAAAGTTGGGTAAATAGGTAAAGAAACTCTATTTTTAGTTAGAGCATATGATTGGTGAAACATTTTAGCATTCGGTACTTCAAGATCTTCAATTGGAATTAAAGCCCTTACTCCCCTCCTTCCTAGATCTGTTATCATTTTTAAGGGTTTATGCGCCCTTACAATGGCACCATATCTGACATCTGTGATATATTCATTTTTATTTCTTAGTAGATCAAGACCACCATTGAGATATTTTTGGAATATTTCTTCTCGACGTTCAAGAAAATTATCAATCTTCTTTAATTGCTCACGCCCTATCGCTGCTTGTAAATCTGTCATTCCAAAATTAAATCTCTGTTTTGTATCATTACGTATATCAAGGTCACGTAAATCTCTGATTTCATCTATCCTTGATTTATTCATTGAAACAACTGCTCCACCCTGTCCACCACTAGTTATGATCCTTGTTGATGCAAAAGAAAATACTCCATAGGTTCCAAGTGTCCCAATAAAATCTGATCCCGCTTTAGCTCCCAATGCTTGAGTTGCGTCTTCAATAAAAATTTTCCCTCTTCTCATTGGGTAGGTTAATGTGGTATTTACATTTCCAAACATATGGCAAAATATATCTTGATTTGGATCTGACAATTCAGTTTCAATTGGTTGACGATTTGCCATTAGGATAGCATTCCTGACACTAGGGAAACTATATATTGGATAAGTTATTTCTCTCTTTTTTATATGCCTAACTGCTAAATAAAGAGCTGCCGTTCCACTACTTACCATTACTGCATGATCTTCTGGTAATCCCAGATATTCACATAATTCATCTTCGAAAGCTTTAACTTCTTTTCCCTGATTAATCCCAGACCTTAAAGCCCGGATAGATGCCCTCTCCTCCTCTTTTCCTAATGTTGGTCTGTTGTGTGGGATTGACCTTTTCAAAGTAATAACCTACCTTTATTTTCATGGGATTCCCATGGACAAGAGAATATGGTGGAATAGTTCCTCCATCTACTATCGTACCAGAAGCAATAACGGAGTAATCTCCAATTATAGCACCACCTTTAATAAGTGAATGAGATCCAATAAACACATTATTCCCAATTATGATATCTCTTCGTTCTATATTATCCTGAATGCCTATACATCTTTTGTGACTGTCAGCAACATTAATACTGACAAAAGAAGCTATATCAGAATTCATACCAATGGATACCCTCGCACCCTTGGAATTTATTTCAGACAAAGCTCCTATGTAAACATTTTCCCCTATGTCTGGATCACCATTAATAAGGACGAGGGGATGAAATATATTTTCTCGTAATCCTAAAGTTCTAATGATAAACTTCTTTAAGCTTGATCTCATAATAATTTACCCCACCACTCAAGATACTTTACCTCTATTCCATTGCCTCAACCTACGTAATATCTTCTTTTCAATTCTACTAACATACGATTGAGAAATATTAAGTCTTCCTGCAATTGATCTTTGTGTTTCCTCGAAAAAATATTTACCCTTGAGGATTGCCATATCCCTGTCACTCAAGATCATAAGGGCTTCTTTCGCATACATAACATCAATAATTCTATCGTATTCAAGATAGGAGTCATCTCTAAGGACTTCATGGAGTTCAACTTCGCCTCCATTTTCATCTGACTTAATAACTGTCCCAAATGTAATCTCTGAATTTTCTCCCCCGCCTCTATCTTTTCTCCTAAATTCCATTTTTAGTTCGTTTTCCATACAACGTCCAGCATACGTTGCGAATTTAGCTCCCCGATTTGGATCAAAGGTAGCTGCTGCCTTGCAGAGCGCAAAGGAAAACAGGGAAAATATCTCATCTTGGTCGATATTGCGTACACCTTTTTTAATCCATTTCTGAGTCATGTAACCAGCTAGCCTAATGTTGTCTTCAACAATTTTCTGTTGCCCCTCCGTTAATCTCATCGCTTTTCCTCCAAAAAATAAAGAAAAGCAAATATTATATCATTGCTTTTCTTTATAGTTCTCTACGTATTCACTTGCCGATTTTAATGCCCTAATTATAGTTTTTTGCTCACCTTCAATTAAGTGATGATATAAAGGGATCGTTAGTATGCTTCTCCATATATCTTCAGCCCTCGGAGTAGATCCGGGACAATCATAATAGCTCTGTAATGTAATCGGTTTGTAATGTATTTGACTACCAATGCCATAAATCTCTAACTTTGACCTTAATGCTTCGCGATGCTTGGCGAATATCACATATATATGCCTTGCATTTGTCCGATCTACCTTCTGCTTCAAGGATTTTATTCCTAATTCCTTAAGTTGATTATCGTAAAATTCAGCTATAGTTTGCCTTACTGCAACTAAATTTGGTATTCTCTTGATTTGGTTAATACATAACGCCGCCTGTAGATGAGTCATTCGGTAATTATATCCAAGCAACATCATGTCTCCATCTATTCTCCCATGGTTACGAAAAGCTCTCATTTTATCGTAATAACATTTGTCATCCGTTGTAATTACTCCACCTTCGGCGCTGGTTATTAGTTTAGTAGCATGTAAGCTAAAGCAATTAAGATCTGCCAGTTTACCAACTTTTTCACCTTTATAAGTTGCTCCCAAGCTATGGCAAGCATCCGCAATCAGGATTAGATGATATCTCTCGCAAATTTCTTTTATAGCAGAATAATCTACTGGTTGACCAGAAAAATCCACAACTATTATAGCTCTGGTTTTATTTGTAATCTTCTTTTCAATATCTTCTGGATCTACCAATAATGTTTCAGGATCAATGTCTGCAAATATAGGAGTAGCATTAAGATACTTGACTACGTTCGCCGTTGCGACAAATGTCATGGATGGTACAATGACTTCATCACCGGGACCAATCCCGATTGCCATCAATGAAGCATGAAGTGCTGCGGTACCACTTGATACTGCTACTGCGTATTTGGCTCCTACTGCTTCCCTGAAAACATCTTCAAACCAATCAATCATGGTGCCTTGAGTTATACTTGGTCCTTGCAATGCTCTCATGACTTCAATGATGTCCTCAGCTTCCAGTTTGTGCTTGGCGTAGGGAATCAAAAGTTCCTCACCCTCTCTTTAATCCTTACTCTCCACTCTCAACCGTTCCTTTATCAAAATTAAATCTTTGTTGGTCTTTATGAACTTTTTTGTATCTCTTATTAACTTTCATTTGTGTATTCGTGATTCCAGCTCTTTTTTTATCTAAAGATTTTTCAATTTCCTTTAATGCTTTGAGGTCTTTCGTTGTGTCTATATCAACCCATCTGGATTCACTTTTAATTACTTTCCCCTTTTTCTTTGTTACTTTTTTAAAATTCAAACATGATCTTACTCCATCTTCATCCTTAAAACTTGCCAAAATACCATTACACCAACATCTAAAATCTCTGTATTTGGATGCCTCTGGGTCTTCCTGATAATATGGTTCCATGATTTCGTATAATTCTTCCCTTGATCTAGCTTTTCCATCTTTAATTAAGATTTCGATTCTTTCTTTAACCTTTTTATCCGTTCTTGGTCTTCGGACATTTTGTATAGCCACCTATTTTAACCCCCTCAGAAATTTTTTAATCTTTAGAACTTTAGATAAAATAATTTCCATATTATCAATGTTTGCCTGTATCACATCTTTCGCATCTAAAAATTGTGACCAAGCGTTTAAATTTCCATCATCCACATCAAGTAATACGAATTGATAAATTACCTCTCTAAATTCATCTGCAATCTTATCGCATTTATCTATGTATTCATCATATTCCTTAATTTCTGGATCTCTTGGATCTACTTTTTCAACCTTCTTTTCCTTCTTTTCACCTCCGACCAACTCCAAAACTTTGGGCTTTTTCCCACCTGAATCAATATCTTTGAACTTTTGGATAACTTCCTGTCTGCGTTCTGGCTCAACATCTCTTGAAATAATCTTTGCTTCTGGGACTGTTAATGTCCCATCTTCAATAAAAGGAATTAGTTCCTTAGCATTTTCACTTATCTTCTTAACATCGGTAACATATTGGCGATTTGTTCCAAACATTTGAGCAACCTGTTCTGTTGCTCTTCCCTTAATAATACCTTCGTCAATTTTTTGACTAAGGTCTATATCTGTATTTGGTCTAGTTCCTGCCAATGTTTTTTGTCTCTCTCTCGCTTCTTCTTCCTTGAATGGAAGAATTTTATTTGCAACTACTGCTCCCTGACTTGCCGTTAAATGTCTCCTAATTAGATTCAAGCTCAGCACATACGAGACAAGCGAACCCCTACCATCCCACTCACTAAAAACTGGTTCTACATTCAACCTCTGACAAGCTAAGAACCTATTCCTACCGTCAATAATCTTACCTTGATAAGTTTTGATAGATTCAATCTGTCCATTTACCGCTATATCCTGAATCAAATCTAGGAATTCTTGGTCATTCATTTTTGGGAATATCTCACATATCGGATGGAATTCCATTGCTTTTCCCCCCAACTAAAAAAACCATCTCATCATTGAAATGGTGTCACCCTATCCCTCTTCTTTTGCGCTGAAATTACATATGTGCCATCCTCGTTTGTCTCGACGATTATCATATATTCCGGTGGGCATTGCCCTTGCTCTACCTCATCAAATAAATCAGAAATGGCAATGTACTCCACGCAATCTTTATGGAACATCATCTCAGCCCGATAAATAATCATCCTAGCAGTAATTGCCATGACCAACTCTGGTAATTCTAAGATAGCGCTTCTCTGGATATTGAATTGCCCTAATCTCAAATTGTCCTACCTCTTCCAATTTGATTTTTGATCGCTCTTAGTTTTTGTTTCTTTCTTGCAAATGGCTCGCTCAAAAGGGTTGATTATTCATATGCATTGGCGCATTCGGGTACATGTTCAGATCATCATTGTGATTCACTCCAAGAAGCTGATTAATTCGATACCTTTGATTCATTCGCGCGACATGATACATTTAGATCCTTTGATTCACTCTTACGGAATGGTACTCTAACCATATTGGTTCAATCTAATTATTTGATACAATCTATATTTTTTGATTTACTCATCGTATTTGATAATATCCTGACCTTTGGCTCGCTCTTATTCAATGGGTTCTATCCATTTAACTGGCTAGTAAAATCATGTTCTTTGCAAAACAAGATCTATAATATAAGGATCTTTTCCGCTCCTCAATTTATCAAGAAGTCTTCCCCTTAAACTTAGATCCATCCTACTGCTGATTAATTTTGCCATTGGAATATTTAATATTCCGCTTTCAATAAAAGGTACTAACTCTGGAAAATCAAAATTTATCTGCCTTAAATCTTCTAATATCTTCGAAATATTTTTGCATATAGAATTTTTTTCCATTTAATTTTTCCCCCAATTAATTAAGCACTGCCAATGCTTTTCTTTATTCCATCAATAGTTAAGAAATCATCATTCTCATCACTGACGTATCTTTGCTTCCTGAATGGTTCTCCTTTGATTCGTCCTCTCTGGAACCAGTCCTGAGGACTCTCAATAATAAAAAAATCTCCAGTATCAATAGTAAGTGGCGCTTCTTGTTCACCAACTAATGATTCGTGGAGTTTTTCGCCTTCGCGAATTCCTATATATTTAGTTTCTGACTCCGGGGCAATAGCTCTCTTTAAGTCTAGAATTCTAATGCTTGGTATCTTGGGAATAAATATTTCTCCACCATGCATTACTTCGATTGCCTTAGCCACAATTTCGCAAGCCCTCTCAGGCTGTAACCAAAATCTAGTCATTCTAACGTCCGTGATCGTAATCGGTTGTCCTTCGTCCCTTTGTTTAATCATCAAGGGAACAATGCTACCACGCGAACCAGTCACATTTCCGTATCGGATACAGCTAAATTTTGTTTTAGTCCTACTTGCATAAGCATTTCCATTTATAACAAGTCGCTCTGATAAAAATTTAGTTCCTCCATATGTGTTACTTGGCATACATCCTTTATCAGTAGATATTGCCATGACACGTTCTACTCGCGCATCAATGGAAGATTCGATGACATTTTGAGTACCTATTACATTTGTTTTAACTGCTTCGTAAGGATTATACTCACATGCTGGTACTTGTTTTAAAGCTGCGGCATGGATAACTATATCTACTCCATGCAAAGCCCTCCTAAGTCTTTCCTTGTCCCTTACATCACCAATAAAAAAACGAATACGTTCGTCATCGTATCCGTTTGTTCTCATATCATGTTGCTTTAGTTCATCTCTTGAAAATATAATTATTCGTTTGGGATTTTCTTTCTCTAGGAGCCATTTTACAAAATTTCTTCCAAACGTACCCGTACCACCTGATATGAGTATATTCTTATCTAGAAAAACATGAGCCATATATTTCCCCCACATTTAGTCTATTTTTTCCCTCGCAATAGACGAATTTGCCCACATTACGCATTCTTCCAATTTAGTAAAGGCCACTGATTTTTCTCTGCATATTGGACACATTTCATCCAGTAGATAAGCTAATTCTTTCGCCTTTGTCCTAATAGCATTATATTTTTCGTGTTGCCCCTTTTTGGGAGCATGATAACTGAAATTATTTTCTATTGTTTCAGGTTTCAAAAGTATTCTCCCCCATTTTTTTAGAGTTCGAATTCGTGACCGCATCTTGGGCAATTGACTTTTCCCTTTTTATCGAAGTCAAACTTATCATCATTTTCTTCAATATCTGGAATGACTGTAAGTAAGTTCTCTAATTCTATGGTGCTGAATCCAGTCAACTCCATATCAAATGAACCTGTATCCAGATCCTGAAGCAGATCTTTTAATAATGCGTTATCCCATTTTCCAGTGATTTTATTAAGGGCTAAGTTTAAAGCCTTTTCTTTTTTCTTCGTAAGCCTTAATACTACGCAATCAACTTCTGAAAAATGAAGTTCTCGCAATATCTTTAACCTTTGATGACCAGCTATCAAGGTAAAGTCAGTATTTACGATGAGTGGATCTACTAAGCCAAATTCAATTATGCTTTTTTTGATCCTCTCATATTCCGCATCACCCTTTTTCAGGTCTTTCCGGGGATTATATTTAGCTGGTTTTATTTTAGATAGCTCAATCTTCTCTATCTCCACTGATCATTTTTCTCCCATCCCTACTACTATGTTCCTCAACATTAATTTCTGTTAATTTCCTTAGTAATCGTTCGCGTATTTCTTCGAATTGGACTGGTCCACCATTTGCACCTGTAACTTCATGGCGTTCCTTCTTACCCCAACGATCTGGATATCTTCTCTCCAATCTCCACGCAGCCGCTTGCCACTGTTCTTGGGCAGCCCTGCCTATCAAAACAACATCCCTAACTTCAGACTCAGCCTGAGCCTGTCTGATAGCTTGTGATATCTCCAAGTATTTTCCCTCTGATTTTATTGGTCTTGCATCTGGATCTGAATATAATCTTTGCGCCTCCCTTTCCCCTCTCCTCATCCATTCACGCAAGGTTTGTTGAGCAATTCCCACGTAAGCCGCTGCAGTTTCAATATAATTTCCAGCCACAATCATTTTGAGAAGATCCTCCCTAAGCTTTGGGGTGAGCATGTCCGGTCTACCTCTACTTGCCATCTAAATCACCTCTATTTAATGAAAGTAAAAAAACGACTTCAAAAGAAGCCGTTTTGTATGTTTTTCGTGGTTGTCTCAGCATTAATATAACATGTTTCTTTCACATTGTAAATGGACAAAACCCTGCCAAAACCCTGCCAAATTCAGAAAAATTTCCTATTTTCAAAATTAATGGTTCTTTCCAACTTAATCAACGCCCTAGCTTTTGTTCTTCGAGCGTTTCTCTCACTTATTTTAAGATCTCCACATATCCTGTAAAACGGTTCATTATTTATCACTTTACGATTGATTATCTCGTATTCAAATGGTGTCAACGCATTTAATGCATTATCTAATATTTCCACCCTTTGTTGCATCACGATAATCTTCTCATTTAATTCCGTTCTCTTAGATATTAAACTAATGGCATCAATTTCTGTTGGTTTTGAAATATTATAACTTTTACCAATCTTGTCTAATCTCATAGCCGATATTCCCGTTGCCTCCAGCGAAAATAATTCAGCCCTTAAAACCTCAATATGTGCCTTGAGTTCATTCAAATCCTCGTAAAAGTTTTCTACCGAACTCATAAGTATATGCTCTCCCTTCTATTAACTTGTCCTAATGTTAATATAAAATAAATAGTATGTCACTATGTATATTTCTTCTATATTCTACATTTATTATATTCCTTTATCTCACAATCCGTAGAAACATATTGATTATACCTGAACATTTTCATCATACCATTTTTTTAGTTTTCTTAACGATCTTCTCTCGATACGAGACACATAACTTCTTGAGATATTAATTATACCAGCTATTTTTTGTTGGCTTATTTCATCACAATAACGCAATTTAAGTATTCTTAGTTCTTTATCGTTCAATATATTTAATGCATCTTTAAGTACCATCAAATCCAATACTTCATCTAATTCTAAATGTGTATCATCTGTAAATATTTCACTATAATCAACTTCATTCCCAAATTTGTCCATGCTAATCATTGACAATTCCCTAGATTGACCCGTGTTGAATCTTTTTCTAAATGCCATTCTTATTTCATTTTCCATACATTTAGTAGCGTAGGTTATAAATTTGGTGCCCCTTTTATTACTATAAGTATAACCAGCCTTACAGAGCGCAAGGGAAAATATACTAAACATCTCATCTATCCCAAAATAGAAGGTTCCTCTTTTTGCCCATTTATGAGTCATGAACCATGCAAGCTTAATATGATCCTCAACTAATTTTCTTTGTTCCTCTGTCATCTGCATTCAAACCAGCTCCTTAGGGAACTAATTCTTTAGATATTCAGCTACCTTTGTTGCTGTTTCGTATTTATCCTTACCGGAAAGCAATATCTCATTTTTGTGCCCAGTCGTTGGACCACCAATGACTATTAACCGATCCGATAGCATAGCTCCTGCTGGGATAACTTTACTAACACCTTGGCGCGTAAAGTTTGCTACTCCACCATGTTTAGAATCAACATCTTTAGCTGCCCAATCATCTTCCGGGGTAAATTTAAGGATAGCTATCTCCACTGCACTTTCCCCTCCACTCTTAATTCCAAAGTATTCCATTATTCCTTTGGCGTGAGCAATCGCTATCTTTTGGCGAAATGCTGGATTAGCTAACTTCTCAGCATCTTTAGCGTTACTAAGAAATCCGTTTTCCGTGAGTATGGCTGGCATAGGAGTATTTTTTAAAACATAGACATTTTGTATTTTGACATGTCTATCAGTTTGTCCAAGTCCAACTAAATAAGGAAGAACCTTGTCTGCTAATTTTTCAGCTTCACCACCAAGTCCAGAAACCAAAATCTCGACACCGTTAGGAGAACTGATATCTGCACTGTTGGAGTGTATTGAGACAAATAAATTAGCTTGAAAAGCGTTGGCAATATCACATCTTCTTTGTAATGATTCATGCAATTTATAGCCTTCTGATAACCCATTAACCAAATTTCCTGTCCTTGTCATTATCATTTCAAACCCATTGGCAACTAGAATATCATTTAATCTCAATCCTATATCAAGGTTAATGTCTTGTTCATTCAAACCGTTACCTTCAGCTCCGGTATCTTCGCCAAATGAATTATGACCGGGATCAATACAAATCTTTACCATGCGTTTTTACCTCCAGATAGGTTATAATTAGTTCATGTTAATAATGTAGGGGTGTGTGTTATGAAAGAGAAATGGTTATGCGACATACAAGGCTTAGAGCACTTAACTGGTTATAAAATTACAAATGACGGAACAATTACTAGTTATTTAAAAAGATGTTCTGGTTCTTATGGATTTTATGTTTCCGATACGCCTCAACGCATACTTAAGCCAGAAATTGCACGGAATAAGAAAAGGAAAAAACAGGATGGTTACTTGAAATTGAATCTTAGAAGTAAACAATATAGTGTACATCAACTTGTGGCATTAGCCTTTATTCCAAATCCAGAAAATAAAACACAAGTCAATCATAAGGATGGGGATAAAATACATTGTCATGAATTGAATCTAGAATGGGCAACTAATTCGGAAAACATAATTCATGCCATTAAACTAGGATTACAATATGTTCCTAAAGGAGATAACCATTATTCTAAGAAACTAATCGGAAAACATTATGGCAACAAGAAGGTATCCCAACATGATCTTCGTGGAAATTTTATAAAATCTTATGCATCAATCGAGCAAGCAAGCAAGGAAACAGGTATCGGACGCACTAATTTATCTAAGCACTTAAAAAGGGTGTCTAAGTCATCGGGTGGATATTTATGGTTTTATGGTGATTGGTCATAGTTCTGACTACGTTTATCCATGTCCTTGTTCTCCCATTATATCTTCCTTTTTCCTAAACTTATGCAAGGGGCAGCCCGCTATTAACGATCCGCTCATCGCCTTTCCATTCATTTCACAAACACCAGAATTTAATTCCTTTTGCCAAGTATTTTCCGCAATCGTTCCCTTTTTTCCCATTAAGTGAACGCAGTTACCGCATTTTTTAGTTTGCTCCTCCATTTTTATCACTTCCTACCTCTTGCTACTGTAATCAACTCGCCATACGGCAACCCTTCAATTTCCTTGCGGAATTCCCGGAATTCCCTTTGTTTATGATCTTTTCTATTGTGATAAATATTTCTTAAGTTTTCGTAATTTCCGGTCCATGTAGCTAAAAAATTATAACTTTGCGGTAAGTCAAGTATGATTTCTCGCCATAATGCCTTTGCTGCCCTCAAATCTGTTTTTTTTAGTTTTTGATACTCGGATATACGTCTATTTAGATCATCCATTACATACTGTCTAAACGGAGTAATGCTTATATCTCCATATTCATTGTCAAAACTGAAGTCCTTAGCTGTTAATAACCTAGTTCCCAACTTATGCATCCTACTCGTACTATTCTTAACGGTGGATACTTTGTATGTATCAAAGTCCCACCACCAACTTATGGAAGATGTAATATCCATACATACAAATATTTGTCTCATGTATTTTGAATGGTCCGGGCCAGCTTTGATTAGTTTCAATCCGAGGGATAAATCATTTTTCCCTATTATTTCCTCACCATCTAGATAAAAACTATCCGACAAATCCCAACTCTCAAGGGGATTCCTAGCGCCCCTGAAGGCTCCAAGGAGGTTAAATACTCTAATATTCTCAACCTTTATCATCGTTAATATTCCTCCCCCTCCAACTCTCTTAAAATAAGCTTCTTTCTAAATTTAGTTTCAATCGTCCTAAATAATCTTTCCCCTCTTTCTCCACGATGGTATCTATTCCGTAATGTTTCATCACAAATATTTAATTTTTTTGCAATATCTGTGAGCGTTAATAATTCTCCATTGAATTCTAAAATAATATTACTTCTTTTATTCCTAACCTGAATATCAATTGTCACCCATCTACAATTATCAGGATCATAATTTCCATTATTGTCTTTCCTATCTAGGCTAAGTCCTTTTTTGTAACCATTATACATACACCAATTATAGAAAATTTGAAAGTCATTCATCCATTCATCACACAATTTAATTCCTCTTGCTCCATAATCCTTGAATGACGGATCTTTCATCCTATTGCAACGATTTTTCATAGAACACCAAACTTTGAATAAAGCTGTTTTACTTAAACCGTGAGTTCTTTGAGCATTTCCCTTTAGACAACCACAATTTTCTATAACTTTACGAACCAACTTACTTCCTGTTACTATCCTAAAATTTCCACAATCGCATTTACAGTTCCATAAACTATAACCACTCTTATGAATCCCAGCATGTGAAATAACTTTTAACATATCAAATTTTTCTCCGAGGAGTTTAAGTTTATTATGACTAGACACTTCCTAATTCCCCATTTCTTACAGATTGTCTCACTAAAATATAACTTTTGAAACAATCATTGTCCATGCGGAAAATTTGGTAATTATTTATTCTTTTCAATAATATCTAATTCTGCTTCCCACTCCCTAAAAATAATAAACCAATCTTCGGCCCTCATGGTGATAAGCCATTTTTCCCTATCTTTTCTATGAGCAACGATGGGTATCTCACCTTGCTTTGCGTCACGGATGCTTTGTGCCATCGCATCACTAAGCTGGAGCCTATTGACGCGCTTTACCTCAATGTGAATTCCTGGTAAACCTGTCACGTCTGCATCATTATTTAATCCACAATATTGCTGTCCTCTTCTAGCTCCATCATAACCTTCGTCCCGGCAAACCCTACTGAACTCCCTCTCACCCCTACATCCTTTGTCCCTGCTATTCACCATATTCTTATATTCCTTTATTCCAATATTCTCTTATTGCTGTATTCCTAATAATAGTTTATTCCTTTACGTAATCTACAATACGTAAGACAAATGGGCAAATAAAAAAACACGCCCTATTTGTACTACGTCTTGTCTCCTTGGGCCAACAACAAAACGTTTAGCAATTCGGTCAGAATTCTCGCATTAGTATTATTCAGCCTACCAATTTTTTTCAACATATCGTTATTCGCTTTACGTATTAGACAATTCCTATGTTGAAAACCATCATGATCTACAGTGAAATCTTCATCTTCCCAAATTAATTCTCTACATATTGGACAATCTCCGATAATGGCTCCACTTGCCATTCATCATTCTTCCTTCTGCCACATTTTACTAATTTCACTGTTCAATCTTTCCTTAACGACATAAGGGATAAAATAAGCACCACATGTCATCCCGGAAAAAAAGCCAAACAAAACCTTCCAGTCACTCGGTATAAAATTTCCAATACTTATCATAATAAGTACGAAGAGCGCCAACTTCCAATGGTAACTTCTCATTTATATCCCTCCTACGGTAGAACTATCTTTGATTTCTTCTTGACTACAACTACTTGTGACTCTTCTTTTAATTGCCATAAATGGAAGCAATTTGAATGGATATTGACATACTCCGATTTTGGCGGCAACAACATAGCCATTGTTATATCTTCTGGACAAAACAAATATCGCGCTTCTTTAATCACGTTCCACTCTGGGTAATGATCTGGATTACTAATTGATAGATGCCACATACCATTTTCCTGTCCCACCATAACTGTACAATCCCCAACTCGATAAGCCTTAGCACTAGCCAACGGAGATTTCAGTTCCACGATTTCATAACTCATATCTGCACTCCTTGTTGATTAATTTCCTGTATCTCTTCAAGCCTAAGTAACCTGAGATTCAACCTCTCCAACTTTGATTCTCTGTAAATTCCAACATCCAGCGCATTTCCATACAATTCCTTCAGATAATCTAATATAACGTAAACATCTGCCATTTTCTTAGCCACCGAACTCAAATCGCTACCCTTGGCGATTACCTGTATCAATCTTGATAACTCTTCTATCGGCCTTATCTGCCTAGATTTTTTTTTCTTACGGTCCTTTATATATCCCATTACCTCATGCTTATTATCATATATAAGCTCTAGTTGATCAATCATTATGGATACATCTGCCATTTCTTCCGCAATCATACGTGTATTCCCTATAGATACAGCTTCAATTAGTTCTGCCAATTCTTCGATGGCCTTTATCTTTTGAGGTATTTTTCCGTAATCTTGAATAGCTCTCCTGAATACTTCTGTTTCAGAGAGAAACATCAACTCATACTCCTTTCTCTAAATCCAAGTTTCAAGCACAACCGGATCTTCATTTTCTTGTGGCATAAACATCGTCATGTTATGTGGTATCTGCTTCCTTATTTTGTTAAGGTTATCAGATAGCATAATATATCTTGTGAATTTAACCTGCCCCGGCATGATATCAAACAACCGCGCCACATATTTTCCGGGATAATCTTTAGTCGTATTCTTGTAGATTGTTATGATCGGCATTACCGTCATTTCCCTAAGATCCAAATCATCGATAAACGAATCCACTATTATGTCCATGTCGGCTCGTTCCTTATTCACGATATATGTCCTCATTAGCTTTGTAACCCCTCTTCCCATGTCTATAGTCTACTCCGTGACACCAAAGAGCTTGCACCATTACCTACGTGTCTTACGTTTTATTTTCAGGCATATACTCCCTTAATAATACAACATAACTAAAACTTTTAGCTAGATTTAATTTCAATAATTTGGTAGTATAGTCCTTGACCGCTTGTGGTAGGCTGGTCAAATAACACTGTTCACGTTTTATTATCTCTTCCCTTCCCTTCGCTGGCGTTTACGCTGGCTTTTTTTATTTCTTCGTCATCCTGTAGTCCTGAGCACTAACATTAACGGCGTAATCCCTTGTCATAGCCACAATCCGGGAAATGATGGCATCGCCAAACTCTGAAAATCGGTTAGCCAATTCTCCGAATTCATAGTTCGAAGTGAAACCAGTAGTCTTCCTTGCGTTATATCGTCCATCTATGATCCTAAAATATTGATTCTGGACCCACTCAGTAGGTTTTTCTTTGCCTACGTCATCGAATATTACCATATCGGCATTGATTAGCTTGTCGATCCGTTGTTCAAAGTCAGATCTATCCTCGGAAAATTGTGACGCTCGCAATTCTGCCATAAGGCTCGTTGTTGGCACGAATATAACGGATAATTTAGATTTCATAACCTCACTGGCTATGATCTGCGCTAACATTGTCTTTCCTGCGCCCACGCTCCCGAACAGAGCAAAGCCGTTATTATCTTTCCATGCTTGTCTTTCGATATATCGCTTAACCATCTGATACATTTTCATTGTATCAGGTGAGGTATTATAGTCATTCAACGTTAGTCTAGCTTGTTCCTCAGTTAGGCCAGATGCCCGGAACATTCTTTTTTGTACTTTTTTTAATTTACACTCACAATTACGCGCCGATACTGATCCATCGTCCTGCTCGACTAACACGATTTCTCGATCTTCGCATATCGGGCAATCATATATCAAATGTTCTGACTGAGGCTGGTTCATTGCCTTGAACGCCTCATGCTTTAACCTCAAGTTCTCAATAATCTGTTCGAAGTGGTTAGACATAACCTCAACCCTCCGTTAGAGATAGAATTTTTCGTACTTAGTTGATTTTGGCTTTTCTGGAGCTTGTGTATTTTTTGGCGAACTATAAGATTGCTTTTTCATATCTTGCGATTGCTCGAATTTCTTATCCTCTTCCTGAATTTCATGGATAGATCGTAATCCTTTTTTCTCCCATTCCCTTACAATGGAGTCGATATATCTAAAGTTTCTAATCCCTGCTGATATAGCTTTTTTTAATGCATAGATAGCCTTTTCTTCGCCAGCATCATCATATATTTTTTGAAGGCTTTCGGCATCGAAACCTTTTATCTCTCTGCCAAATTCTCGTTCGTAAATCTTGAATACTCGTTCAAAGGCAAGGTCGATGGTTGAAGATTCATTTGGAATTACGAGCTCATCCCATTCAGGCATCCAGTTATCACCATTTTGTTCTCCATTATTATTATGGTTAATAATCTCTGTCGTAGTCTCTGTTAAAGACTTTACACTTTCAGTAATATCTACTTTACACTTTGTGTAATTTACACTTTCCGTAAAGTCGGTCAAAGGTGCATTATTACTGGTCTTTACACTTTCAGTAAAGTCCACTTTCACCCCTATCCCATTAATCTCATTTTCTATAAATTTCAATATCACATCGTTAATTCTAATATGTGGCATTGGTATTCCATCAAATTTTTTCAACCTAACATCTACAATACCTTTATCTACCAGAACTTTTATACTCCTATCATACTGTCTGTCACTTATTCGGCATTCTTCCCACCAATCTGTCCTTTTCTTTGCTAAATAAAGTTCTCCATCAATCATGGCACGTAACTTTGTTTTGCCAGTTTCTTTATTTGGTAAATTCCAATAAATTATCTGCGACAATAAAACTCCAGTTACTAAATCTCCTGCTATATCTATATAAATACGTTTGACATCAATAGTGTCCCTAGATACTTTCTCCCATTGAAAGAATTCATTTAATGTCATTGCTCATTCCTCCTTTTATTAAATTGCTTCATCTTCTTCTTGAGATAGATATAAATAATCTATAAAATCATCAATGGGGTCGTTATCCTCGATAATTCCCATTATGTATTCAATTATAAAACGATGTTCACCATAAACATTTCTAAAAATTGTCCATATTTCAAAGCCTTGGATTGGATTAAGAATATCAATCTGGTACTTGTCAGCCATGTCGGAGTTGTATTTCATAACAAGTTCCTTTTTATCCACAAGATATTTGACGATATCTCGTTCCGTTTTAATCTTGTTAAAATTTAAGTCATCGTGGAATATAAATTTTGGATAAGTTATACCATCTTTCTTTAATTCCTTAGCTATTTCATGTAATTTTCCATTGGCTAACTTAATCTCGGCTTTTAATTTTTCAAACATTAAATATCGCTCCATTCCAAAAATTAATTTCCTTGATCAAAGTAATAACTCGTCTCCAAGCAATAATAAACCTGATTTTTCTGCTCTTCGTTATCAAATCCCCGGACGACTCTCAGGTATCCAGTATCAACTAACTCACAAACCGCAAACCTAACTGTACTCCTACTGCCCGTACTTCCATCGACAATCTGTTGAAAAGTTCTCTTGCCGTTATTTTCCATAACAAGTTTAAAAATATTTTTTGCTCGCTCGCTCAATAATTTATCTGTGTTATAAGTGAATTCATGGGGTATGTCCATAACGTTACCTCCGATTTAGTACACAATATGACAGATGTACGACTACAATATTATCATTTGGTACATAATTACGTCACCATGTATATTTTGGGAATTAAAAAGTCGGACTAAGCTAAAGATGCTCAATCCGACTTGGCTTTTTATTAGTAAATTTTACAAATGAAACTTTTCCTTGTCCCCCTTGATTCTATTGGCCCCATTTGCTATAATTCAGTTAATAAATCGTTCCAAATCCTATCGATGGTGATGCATCTTTAGGTATATACCACCCCCGAAAGCTTGTAACTTTCGGGGGATTTTGGTTTTCTATTAAGTTATTTTTTATCATATCAGAAATATTCCTACTTGTCTTTATTTTTTTGTAACCAGTTTATCGTAATAACTTGGATTTTTTAGTATCTCAATGCTCTCCATAAGTTTGTTGTACTGGTCAAGGCTAATAATAACCACGTTTTTTCCTTCTCGCCTAGTAACAATGATAGTTTCGCCATCATCAGTTGCTCGATCACAAAATTCTTTGAAATTCTTTCTAACCTCGCTATAGCTTGTTGCCAACATAAAAATCACCCCTCAATTAGTATTGTACTACATGTGGTACAACTAATCAAGGGGTGATTTTTAACTCTGCGGTACTGGTGCTCTCTCATGGTATGGATCACTCTTCCGTAGTGGTAGTCTCTATGTTCACGGATCTCTCACGACTATTGGTTTTCAATCCACGCTCCCACGATGGGGAACGACAGTGTATATAGTGGATAATCAGATACAGTTGGATCGCTTATGCTTGACGGTGTTCTCGGCCTTGATGACTCATTCTGCGGATATGGTACTATCAAGTTCAATGGTTCATTCTAAGGCAGTGATACTATCATTGGTGGTGGTTCGCTTCTAACCGACTGGTACTCTTCTCCCCGATGGCTCGATCTATGGTAATGTTGCTGTCATTGGCGCTGGCTCACTCAATAGAGATGGCCTAATCAATCTTTGTGGCTCACTAATGGTTTGTGGTGCTCTCCGTCCCATTGGTTCATTCTTTGTTAATGATATAATCTTGTGCGTTGACTCGCTCTTTCTTGATGCTCTATCGCTTTGGTTGGCTCGTTCCCGGCAATGGTACCCTCAGACACGATTGACTCACTCACTGTACATGGTCCTATCGTACCGAATGGATCACTTCAAGAGATTGAAATATTCCCATTTGATGGTTCATTCAGAGACTTTGGTTTATCCAGCAACATGGTTCAATCTGAGTTCTTGGCGCTATCGTTCCTAGTGGCTCGCTTCCTCAATATGCTACAATCCATTTAATCGGCTCTCTCACTTATTACGGCGCTATACTGGGCAATGGATCACTCTTGGGGTTTGATATTGTCTAAGGTTTTTGGCTCGCTTGCATACAATGAATTTCTAATTCTCTGGCTCACTTAAATGGTTTGACGCTAATCCTAATAGATGATTCACTCAGTTATATTAATTCATTCCGTTTATGTGGATCACTCCAAAAATATGGTGCTATTTTATCTTGCGGTTCACTCATCTGTTCTGATACTATCGGAAAGCTTGGTTCACTCATCGTTTTCGGTGTCCTCAATAAACTTGATTCACTCCCTAACGGTGATGCAATCCTAATAATTGGCTCACTTCTCTAACTTGGTAGTCTCATTGTTAATGGCTCGCTTCTCTACATTGGGTGTCTCAACGCAGCTGGCTCACTCTCGTAATAAGGTACTATCAGTATTCTTGGCTCGATCATTATTTACGATTTATCGGTTATCATGTCTCGATCCCTAATTTCGGTACACTCGGAAACCTTGTCTCGATCCCTTACTTCGGTGCTATTGGAAACCTTGACTCGTTCGCTTCGTCTGAAATAATCAGCGTTCTTGACTCGCTCTCGTAAAATGCTTAATCTATGTTCGTGGCTCGATCTATTTCAATCCACGCACTAATCAATGGTGCGACTGTGTTTGGCTCGATCTGAACATATGAGAAATCGGTATTCTTGACTCACTCGGAATTTTTGATAAATCAAGGGCTTTGGCTCGCTATCTCTCAACGGGTATAATCATTTTCATTGGCTCACTTCATTTTTTGGTTATAATTTCGAACAACTCTACGGAACCCTTCATGGTACATAACCATTCCGTAAATTGGGCTAATGATAATTCTTCCCCTTCATCTTGCCCATGATAAGCATTAGCTTGATCCTCAAGGATGTAAATCAGATCCGCAAGATCCCGGTATCCGATCTCTGCTAAAACCTTTTTCTGCCCACTCACATTCCCTGCACTCCTTTGGTTCACTCACTACTTCTGTTAAAATCAATGGTATTTGGTTCACTCGCCAATTTTGAATTATTAAGCGCTTTGGTTCGCTCACATTCATGGTACTTTCCATCTTATCGACTCAATCGCTGAACTTGCCTCAATCATACATCTTGATTCGCTCTTAGTTTATTGTCATTTCCATTTTATTGGCTTATACTTGTCCCAAGTAATTATATCACAGGATGGTACTTTATGGCTGAATGTCTAGGATGCGATGAATTCCCTGCGGGGTGCGGTTCTCCCAAATGCCTGACCGGAAAAGTAAACGAATATCTGATATGCAAATACAATCCCTCTAAGCCATGTACGATTGATTTTTATGAGGATGAGATATGCATGTGCTGTCCTACTTATAATTCCGTAACCTGATCGTCCCAAATGGTAGCAAACGCCGGGGTGCCAACTCCAATGTATGATCCTAGAACATTATATTCAAACCATTCCGTGGCTTCATCCATGCTCATCCCATCATTATCCATGAAAACTCTCAGTACGATTTCCCTATCATACAACGCTACTGGCTCCATCCCTGCCCGTTCGATGAATCCAATTAAGGCTTTATCGAAATTCTCAGGTAACAATAACAAATCTTCGTCAATGTCAGCAATCATGGAACGTTTAATAAGTCATCTCCCCTTTCAGGGTAATGATATGATTGCAAATACAAAAAAAGCATCCTAGCAGGGTGCTTTTTCTTCGTTCCAAGCCACTGATACTATCCGGGTATTTGGCTCACTCCCTATGTATGGGATAATCATAATCAATGGTCAGACTAACAGCTTGTTGAAGGCATTTGTTAATCTATCCCAAATTATAAGTAATATTTTTCCAATAGTAAAGACCTAAAATTAAGGTTCTTGTATACTTAATGCACGTATTCCTTTATATAAGAGAGCTTGTATATAAGCAATCCCATATATATAAGATCTCTTATATAAACAAGCATATATATAAACGCTCTCATATATACGTATTCCAATATACAAACAATCCTTTATATATACCAATAAAAGAATAAAAAAATACACAATATGAAAGACTAAAATTTACCACTATCCATAGCAAAAATACAATTCTTTCAAATTGTGTAATTATTTTCTTATTGTATACATTATGCACGTATTCTTATATATAAACACTCTTATATATAAACAATTGTTAGCTCTTATATATAAACAATTGTAAAAGCTTATATATAAACAATCCCTTATTCCTCAATCCAATTTTTGGATTTTTCATCAACTGACTTTTCTTTTAATTTGGCAAGATCTTCAGGGTAAAAAGTAGATCCATCTGGAGCAACTAGCACAGAATCACCGAATTTACAGGATTCGTAGTGCTTTAGCATCTGCCAACCTTCCCAAATACCTTTCCCAGCCCATAATTTCAAAGCCATAGATATCATCCCTTCATACTTTGTATCTTGTCCTATATTATAGCAAACAAAAAGGGAGCTGGAAATTATTAATTATTAGTAACGTGTAGTAACGTGACGTTATAAATGTTACACTGAACAAAAGGAAGACGAGGTGACGAAATGACAGTATTACAAGGGAAGGTAAAAATAGTCTTTGATGTTTATGCAAATGAAAAAAAGGATTTCGAAGATCTTTGTACTGCGCTCCATAAAACAAAGATTGATTTTTTCCGTGAAGCCATAAAAAATGCTCAGAGGGAATTAGATAATAGTAAATCGATTGAGAAGGAGGGAGTCTGATAAATGGAAAGTTCGTTAGGTTATCTAAATGAACAGGATACCAAATGGAAGTTTGATGAAAACGTCACAAGCTGTTTCGAAGATATGCTGGAGAGATCAATACCGCAATATCATGTAATGCGTAATGCCGTATTGGATCTTGGCGTTAAAGTGCTAGATAATACAGGGTCTAAGTATCCAGATATTCGTCCAGCCATACTAGATATCGGATGTTCAAATGGGTTAGGACTTGCGCCATTGGTAGATTTTTATGGTAAGGCGTATAACTATAGAGGAATTGACGTATCCGCTCCAATGATAGAGGAAGCTAGAAAGAGATTCGAGAAAATGCCTGAGGTTGAAATTATGGATCATAATATTATTAAGGGACTTCCAGTCGATAGTTATGGTTTGATTATGTCGGTACTTACTATTCAGTTCACACCAATTGAATATCGCCAGAAGATAATTCAGGAAATATATGATAATTTAATTCCAAGTGGTGGCTTTATTATGGTAGAAAAGGTTCTTGGAAATTGTGCTGAACTAAATGACATCATGGTTGATACTTATTTGAAGCTCAAGGAAGAGAACGGTTACACACGGGAACAGATAGAACGTAAGAAACTTTCCTTAGAAGGTGTACTCGTTCCTGTAACCTCAAATTGGAATAAGGATCTGTTGAAACAAGCAGGATTCAAGAAGATAGATGTGTTCTGGCGCTGGATGAATTTTGAGGGCTATATTGCTCTAAAATAAGACTTATTTAGCTATGATGAGGGGGGAAATTATGAAGACACAACTAGATATGACTGAAATTAATGAGATAAAGCATAACGGTTACAATGTCGTGAGCTTATTTAGTGGTTGTGGTGGGAGCTCACTAGGATATAAACTTGCTGGATATAAAGTTAGATTGGCATCTGAATTTATCTCGTATGCCGTACAGACTTACAAGCTTAATCATCCGGGAACAATCGTAATAGATAAAGATATCAGGGATACTACTGGGCAGGAAATCCTAGATTCAATTGGCTTACAGAAATATGAGTTGGACATCCTTGATGGAAGTCCTCCTTGTGCTTCGTTCTCAGTCAATGGATCACGCGAAGAGTCATGGGGAAAGGAGAAAAATTATTCATCCACAAAGCAAAGAGTTGATGACTTATTTTTTGAGTATGCAAGAATCGTTAAGGAGACGATGCCTAAGGTTTTCATTGCCGAAAACGTCAAGGGGCTGACTATGGGCAAGGCTTTGGTGGTTTTAGGGGACATCGTGCGAATACTCACGGAGACAGGCTATAACGTAAAATACAGAGTCTTGGATGCATCTGATTATGATGTGCCTCAGAAACGTGAAAGGACTATCATTATTGGCGTTAGAAAGGATCTTGATATACTACCAAGTTTTCCAGAACCATCGACCAATGCCAAAATTACTTGCCGTGAAGCTATTGAAGATCTAATGTATGATGGCACTGACTTAAAGTGCGATATCCACAAAAGAGTTCGCCTAATGGAACAATATTTTCATGCTGGATGCACCAACAATGACATCAAGAGAATAATGCAAGAGAACAATTTCAAGTATTACACTCAAGGATTCAGGAGAGACAAATGGGACGAACCTTACTACACGATCAAGCAACATCATACTAGACCATTTCATCCTCGGATTGACAGGGTAATGAGCATTAACGAGGCGAAGAGAATTCAATCTTTCCCGGATGACTTTCAATTGATCCATAGTCCTGCTCAAAATTGGGAAAGAATCGGTAGGGCAGTACCACCAACTCTTATGAAGTATATAGCCACGCATATTAAGACAGAAATATTAGACAAATCCCATTTATTTGTCAAATAATGACGTATACAAATCGTAGACAAGCATATGTTTATGATATATATTGAGAATTAGAGAGCCTAATTCACATACTGGGCTGAGGTGTATGAATTGTATGAGGAAAATATAGAATGGATCTTCAATCAAGATTGCCGGGATAAGAAGAGAACCGGGAACGGCATACATGGTCGCGCTGCCAGATTGCGTAAAAAAGAAGCAGTAAAAATGCCCTCCGAACGCGAAACAGATAAATTTCAACGTAAAATCATATTGGGAGCTGGCCCATGTTATGTAACAACATTAAGGGAGATGAAATTATTGGAATTACTGGATAGAGTGAAGAATAAGCAACAGATTACCATTGATGACATTAAAGAATTACCTGTCAAAGACGGTCTTGAAATTTATACTGAACTAAGAAGAATGTATGGAATTGAAGAATTGCAAAAAGCTCTAGAATGTTCCCTTGAAGAAATTCTAGAGCTATCGACTATCTTCAATTTAGATTGGATGAAGAGAACACAATATGGAGAATGGATAACTGTATCTGAATTAAAAGATCTTGAATTTAAGGAAGGTCAAAAAATTTACGCCGAATTAAGAAGACTCTATACTACTGCCGATATGTATAAGGGTTTTTCATGTTCCTCAGCGCAAATATCAGAACTTTCATACCATTTTCAAGTTGCTCGTAAAGGAAAAATGATACTAGTGGGAGAGCAAGCCTTAGACGTTTTGAGGGGTTTTACGGAGAACCGCATGAATCAAGCAAGCGTAAAGAGGGAAAAGGACGAACAAGAGGTTATAACTAAGGCTAAAGAGACTACAACCAAGAGAAAGTATAACCGCAAACCCAAAGAGGATGAGGAAATTAATAAGGCTCCGTCTCAAATGGAAATTCAGACGATTAGCGATACCGTATTTAATGATCCCATACCAACGCCAGAACCAATACAAGAGGTTATACCAGTTCAAGAAATTTCACCTTCTCAAATTACACTTGTAGAGGTCAAGAACACGGATATAGACTTACTTAGGATATCGGTTAAGAATGTTTATAATTCAGAACAGATCAAGTCATTCTTAACTAGAATTCAACTCTTTGTTGAAGGTCAAGAAAATCAGTTTGAGCTATCTTTGACTCTTCAGGAGAAAATGGCAACCTGATAGGTTTCTGACTTCTTATTTTATAATTAAGCAACAGGCCACAACATACATCCCAAGAATATAAGTTATACTCTCTATTATTCCAAGGTATTCTAGTTTCATGTTGCCCTTTTTCGGTCAAATAGATGAGATCATATCTTTTACTAGCCTTTTCAAAATCTATTATTTTCCAGAAGGGGAACAGTTCGCATTCTGGTGATGACCCAACTTCGTCTATGAGTTGAATCAAGTCTTTCTGGGAATCTATTATGTAAGTTCTTGTATTTTTAGGTAGAGTTATGATGGAACCAATTTTGTACTCCCTGAAATTATTTTCGCTACACCATTTTTGCCAAGCGCTTTTGAACTTCCGCTGGGGATGGTAAGGACAGATCCACAACCCGCCAGATGGTTTTGGAAACAATGGTATATTCTCTATCGAATCAAACATATCCTTAAGTAATGGAGCCTTTCCTAAAGAGATCCATTTTTGAGCTACTGCTACCTCATTCATTTACTTTTCCTCCAATCTTGACGTTTCAGCTTGCCACTGGAACGTCTCTCTAATTTATAGATAACAACGACTCAGGATAATTATAATCCTGAGTCGTATTATTTTGTTATCTTTATTACGCGGTTGGATCTACTTGATCGCTTTGCTCTGGTTCCGTTACTCTGATATCTACTGTATTGAGTTCATCTCCGTTATCTACATAATCGAAGGTGCCATCATCCTTAATAACTGCATTATCTTTTATATAAGCATCCTGAAGTTCTATAGACATGATTCCCCACTTACTGATTAGTTGACGTAACATTGTTTTCAAGGCCATTCCGTCAAAGTCTTTTGACCAGAAAGTGTAATTCCAACCCTTCTTAACATCGTTGCGGTATCCTGAAGAGTATTGAAGTGCATGAGCTTCCATCTTCTTTCTACTCCAATACATTGTCTTGCGGAAACCATTATGATATTCAAACATCGCATAATAACCTACGGTCTTAGCTTTTTCTCGTTCTTCTTCATCCTCAATAATAACACAGGTAATCTCTTCGTTGAGGATATCGTAGTTCTGCAATTCACCCTCTTTAATAGCTATTACATTGAGTTTTTTATAGTAACCTGAACGAATCGCTAATTGGACGTACCCTTTATATCCCAGAATGAAGGTAGCCACGCGCCTCCCAAGTTTATTGTCATCGAAAGGTACCATATAATATTGACCAAGTTGGGGTGATGGAGATAACTTAAGAGTCTCACCAAGGAGTGCGGCTGATAGGATGCTGGAGTGATCACAATCTGCAAGGGCTGGGTTTGCTCCTACTGCCGAAAGAATAGCTGTCATAAAGCTCTGTCCGTTTTTTCCACCGACAATTTCATTAATTTTGGCCTTAACCCCTGCTTGCGTCATAAAATTACTGAATGTGGCCTTTTGTTCTTTCTTAGCTAGAGCATTAGTAGTCCCATTTGCTTTATCGGATAGTTTATCCTTGAGTGTAGATTTTTGTAATTCTGTCATTTTAATTTTCCCCCTCAAATTTAATTACTTTTTTTTATTTAAAGATACAGTAAACCTTCTTGATTTGGTTTCATTAATAAACTGCTCATAGAGATCCATATGGTTGATCTTGAATGCATTAGTATCAAAGCGCTTAGTATTAACGGTTTTCCAGCTTAATTTATGACCCGGAGTATAACCTATTTCATTTTCACCCATCATATCTTTAAGTTTATTAGCTACAGTGTCCTTTTTTTCAACTATTTCCTTTTCCATTTCCTGAAGTCTTAAAAAGTCATCTACTAAAGATTGAGAATCTGGTAACTCAATTGATGTTAGCATTGACTGAGGGTACATTAACTTTAATAGCTTACTCGAAGAATCTGAGCCGTCTATTGGTGGCGGGGTGCCTTGTTTGACTAATTGCCAGAAATCACTCTCGATTTTAGTTAAGTAATCAATGATTTCATCATCACGGTCAATTTCGCGAATTTCGAATTTGTTTCCACCTATTAATACAGCAATCCTAGCAAATTGTAATCCTGTCACCATTAAATAATGATGAACCTGCAAAGCATATTCTTCGGGAATAAGACCATCTTCCCACTCACCCTTTTTATATTCCCCGGCTGTTTTGCATTCTAGGATTCCATTACCACGATCTTTATCGTGAATCATTCTATCGATATTTGCTAACATAAAATCGTGCTTGGGATGCTGTAGGATAGCATTTCGTCTTTGTACCTTGAGCCCAGAACGTTTAGCGAATTCCTTAGCAACAACATCCTCAAGGACATTACCCCAATACGCCACTTCTCCAAGTTCTTGACCATCCAATTGTCCGGTTTTCTCCATCCATATCTCGATAGGGCTTCTCCAGCGATTAAGACCAGCGATTGCAGATGCGTCAGATCCACCGATTCCTCTCTTTCGCCACTGTAGCCAATCTTCTCTAGTCATATTAGTAGTTGAGGCCAGTGATATTGCGCTCATTGTTCGTCCCCTCCGGTTTCATTTATTATTAAGCTTTGTGTTCCCATATAACCTTTTCTAACTTTTCTTCTTCTTTTTTGCATTCCCATTTCTACTTCTTTTAAGAAATCAACCAAAACATTATTGTCTAACACATGGGCTATCTCAAAGTATTCAGCCAATGTAAAACTAAGAGGATTGTCTAATTTTCTCTTAAAAGTACTAATTGACATTTTTAACTGGTCAGATAATTCTTTCTTAGTGTAGTTTGCCAGTATTCTGGCGTGTTCAATTATGGCCCTTAATTCCTGCTCATTTACAACCATGATGCGCTCACCTCTTGATATAATCATACCACCAAGTTGTAAGAAAATCAACCATATTTGATACGAATTAATTCACGAATGATACGTTATGGAAGAAATTAACTCAATTATGATAAGTTTGTAGAAATAAAGATTGAAGAAAAAGCTTGTCCGTTGAATACGTTATGTCGTATAATAGGGAAGGAAAAACATTCTAAAGCGTAAGAAACAAAAATATAAATCCTATACAGGTTGAATGAGGAAAGGTTGATAAAGATTGCTAGATAGAAACGTAGTTTTCATGAAGCGTCTGAAGCTACTGCGAAAAGACAGAGATATTACGCAACCAGAACTAGCTACCGTACTAAAGGTTTCAAAGGGTGCTGTTGGGCACTGGGAGGCAGGTACACGTGAGCCAAACCTTGAAAAAGTGACTGAGATTGCTAGGTTCTTTAAGGTATCAGTGGATTATCTATGTGGGATATCTTCGTTCAGACAAGAGGAAGAAACTATTGACTATCTACTTCTCAAGCTCAGAGAGGCGGGATTAGTAAACACAAACGACACCATAGATAAAAAGACGGTAGATACGCTCATGAGCTATATCTCCGTCCTAAACAAAATAAAATCTACGCCATTGTAGTTTCTATTCTCACCAATTCAACTATGAAATCGATCATCTCATTAGATAATGGTAACTGCTTCAATAACTCATCATCCAATACCATTGTTCTAAATTCATCTATAGTCATGACTTCTCTCAATAAACATCCCCTCCAGTTAAAAAACAGTAATGTCGAATATAAGTGTACTACCATTATAGTGTTAAATGCCTAATTATGGAAGGTTTGGAATTGTCCCAATAATGTCGAATGTATGTTCGTGTGGAGGGGAATTAAAATGGATAGAGATATTTTTTACGAAAAAATAAAAGATGGTTACTTTGATAGCCTATCCGCAACTTTAGAAAATTTCGAAAGCATGGTAAATGGAGCTATGCAGATATTCGGAAGGCTGGAAACTGAGGTAATAGATCTACAGAGTGGCAAGATAATTACATTTAAGGATATCGATCACGCCATGTTTAGTATTGGGCCAGTAGGATACGAACCAACGGAGGAAGAAATGGATATGTCGGGAACCGTAATGACTCTCAGGTTAGACAAGGATGGTTTCATCCAGACAGTGGAACATGGATTGAAACTATTCACCCCGGCAAATAAGGCGATGATCCTGTTTTTAGGAAGCATTATTGGTAAGCAGATCACATTTTGAATAAAAAGTAGAAAAATCCTAGCCGACAAAGCTAGGATTTCTATCTATATAGAAGGGAACTGATTCGATGATTCTGCGTATAACGAATAAATGCCATATGAACTGCAATCATTGTTTTGATAATGCATCCCCGGATGGTAAGCATATGAATTTTGATACTTTTCGGGATTCGTTGAAGTTCATCTCAAAATCATCTGCTAAAATGATTCTCCTTACAGGCGGGGAACCAAGTGAGCATCCTCAGTTCATAGAAATTGTTGAATTACTGAAAAGAAAAATGGAACGTCCAGAATTATTGATCATCGCAAGTAATGGCATGTTTCTACACAATAAAGAATACACAAAGGAAATCCTGAGCTTAGGCATCCAGATCCAAATTACAAACGACAAAAGATTTTATCCACAAAGCGTCCCGGTGATCGAACATGAAAATCTTTGTTACATAAACGAGATACAACATTTATTTCCACTCGGTAGAGCTGTAACAAATAATCTCAGCATGGATGACATGGAGGTCAAACTTGTCTATCCAAAATGTTTTAATGCTCGAAGCATCATCCGATCTGGACACATTACAAATTTCCAAGATCTTATGGAATTTTATGAGACAAGACTACAAAAGTTTTGTATACCGTCCATAGATGTAAGTGGTGGAGTTCATATTGGAGAAGCAGACGAATGTTTTCAGATTGGGACAGTGACGAGTAACTTGAAATCAATGTTTAATAGGATTAAATCTATGGAAATTGGAGATTGCAATAAGTGTGGTCTGGAAGAAAATCTCAAAGGTGACTACTTGAAGATATTGTCATGAGTGTCATAACTGTTCAATATTGACACCAGTTATCTCATCGTGTATAATCAAGGTACGAGCTGGTGTCAAAACATAGTGTCAAAACTATACGCTAAAAAGGGGATGATTCACGGTGATTATCGGCTATGCTAGAGTTTCAACTAGGGGACAGGTAACAACTGGAAATAGCTTGGAAGAGCAAGAAAATACATTAACAAAAAATGGATGCGAAATTGTACACAAAGAAGGATATTCAGGGTCTACAACTGATCGTCCCATATTTACCCAATTACTCAGCTCGTTAAAAGATGGCGATACTTTGATGGTTACAAAATTGGATAGATTTGCAAGGAGTACAATTCAGGGATGTACAATAGCTCAGGAATTAATTGACAGAGGAATTAAGGTCAATATCCTTAATATGGGAATGTTAGACAATACTCCAGCCAGCACATTAATGAGAACGATATTTTTCGCTTTCGCTCAATTCGAGAGAGAAATGATTGCCGAAAGAACTCAGGAAGGAAAAGCCATTGCAAGAACGAAAGTTGGATACAGAGAAGGTAGAAAGCCTAAGTTTGCAGAATTTTATATAGAGAGTGCTCTTAACTTACTAGATACCAATTCCTATAAAGAAGTTGAAAGACAAACCAAGATTAGTAAGTCAACCCTGATCCGGGCTAAGAGAAAGAGGGTAGCTTATGACAAAGCCACCATTTGAGGATTGTACACTTTTTAGAACCAGTGACAATGGACAAACGCGGATCTGGATCTCCAAGGAAAGTGCTACTGATCTTGCGACATTCAAGGAAATTATGAAGCAATTAGATATAGAAGTGGAGGATTTAAGATGGAAGAAATACTCAGGCAGATCCTAGAGGAAAACAAAAAGTCATCTAGTGCAATGAGAGATATGGCTCAGGGAATTATTGATCTCACTCACGGTCAAGAGATAATGGCTCGCGATATCAATAGGTTAGTCGAATCTCAAGAAAAGATGGCTGGCGATATCAACAAATTAACTATTGGTCAAGGAAGGCTCGAAAAGGTCACAAAAGGTCTAGCTAAAGATGTCGGGGATATCAAAATGTATCTTGAAAAGGGACTGGAACTCGATATGGATAGAATTAAAGATAGACTGACAGTGCTGGAGGATAATCAAAAAATTAGCTAGAGGGGAGATTAGCCTTATGGAAAATATCACCCATGAAGATATTATCGAACGACTTGAGAGTATTTTTGGTGAACTCAATGATAAAATTGCTCATATTGGTAGTCAATTAGACAGGTTGGAGAGACATGCTTGTAGTCATCATGAAGAAATTGGAATTATCGCTATTCAAGTTCGTGGATTGCAACGAGTGCCTAGCAAGGATGACGTAACGGATTATTTTGCTAAGAAAAAATTCTATCTCGTCATGGATGAATAATTATGTATAAAACTATGTACCAAGCAGTAAAAAAGACTAGAGAACAATACGAAGATATGGTAGTAGAAGTAGATCCCAAATATATGGATGGAGTAACCAACAGAGTTTACCCGAAATCATGCTTCGAAAAAAGTTGGGAATATATAGTAAACTCATTACATCATTCAGGATTAAAGCTTGTCCATGGAACGTGTATGGTACTAGGAGGATTGGCGATAGATCATGGCTGGATTGAAATAGGTGAGGACATTGTGTTCGAAGGAGTTTATCAGCGCTTCTACGATAAGAAGAAATATTATGAGGCTAGGGGTTTAGTCAAGTATGTAGAATACACATTAGATGAAGTAAGAAAAATGTCATGGGAAACAAGACATAAAGGCCCATGGGTAACTGTATCTAATCAATGGAATATTTTCACTATGTAAAACAAAAAAGAGGCTGATATTAGTTATCAGTCCCTTTTCTTTATTATTTTCCCATACAACCCTTCATCAATCGCAATGTGGGCTATATCCTTTAGTAAATCCTTTGGTATTCCAACTTTATTCAAAATATCCATAGCGCAAGTTAGCATACTGGAAACATAGGAAAATACCATTCCCGGAGTCATATCACCTGCTACAAGAGGGATAACGCAGGTAGTGGGGCTGTCCTTTATGTATTCAACTATGGCTCCACCAAAAACACTGAATACATCCATGGAAATAACTTCGCCATCGTATTCAATAGTTACTTTAACTTCTGGTTTCTTACTCAATTCACTTGGCTTAAGGATATCGAATTGAAGCATATCATCTTTTTTCAAATTCAAACCTCACTGATTCTATCAAATCGTGTATATTACTCAAGCTCATTTTAGCTAGGGCAAGATTAAAATTGATGCAAAGGTAATTCCAAACCCGATCATGACCAACTAGCCAGTACCGCCCTTGTTCTTTCTTGGCACCAAGTTCATCCCGGACAACGCGCAACGCTATTTGGTAGTCGCAGTGTCTATTGAGATAAATACACAACATTTGAAACTCGCTAACCGTAATACCATTGGGATGCCTGAAATATTTTGCCATATTAAATTCCTCTCTAAGAATTTTTATTTTGTTTAGCCAAGAAATTAAGTAATAACCTACTTTCTTCTGGAATCATGCAACTTAACTCTTTCTCAGATACTTCCCTAACATTAAAAATCCATTTTTTCTGCAGATCACTAAAATAGCTCACCGTTCCATCCCGGTGACGTTTAATTTTAAGCCATCTTCCGGGCATTTACTCACTTCCCAACTTAATTAGGTTGTACTGTTTCAAGGTGGAAACTATTCTCTCGCATTTTTCATCCGTACTGAGGCAACACTCGCAATGGACTACTATTTTATGGTCCCTCCAAAGCATAGATCTGACTTTATCAAGAAATACATCAAGTGAGGGATATTGTTCAGGGTTTGTAGTTTTCTGCCAATAAATAGTCATGATAGCAAGCCCAGATGTTTCTTTTTCGAATTCAATCGAATCATCTAGCATTTAGAGTTCCTTTCCAACTTAATTAAATATTCCATAAACACTTTTGGAGCCCTTTTCTGATATGTACATGCCTATCGAAACTCCATTAATCTTCTTGATCTCTATTTTACAATCCATTTGTCTTAGTTTATGTAGTACGTGCTTAGTATAGATCATAAAAGCAATGTTTCCTTGTGTCAAAATACTCTGGATATCACTAATACAGGGGTAATTTTTGCCATTACACCCCCTTTTGCACCCAATTGGCACGATTAATGGGTATTCGTTATAGCCCATAAAGATCCATCCTTGCTGGAACAATTGGTTCAAAACCAAGAGGGCCATAATTCCACTCCAAAAGACAACCAACGCAAAGTATATTTTGATTTAACCCACCACGTGGACCCATTAGAAAGTCTTTGCTTTGGCATTCCGGGCAAATAAGTTCAGGATATATGATTTTGTGTTCCATTTTTCACTCCTTAAATAAAAGCAATAATGAAAATACTATAGCTGAAAATAAATATGTGACATTGAAACTTTTAACCTTCATTTCGTTCCTGAATGCGAATAAATTGCCTACTGCCATTAGAAATAATAGCATTTCCACAAAAATCAACTCGCTTTTAGATATAATGATCCACTCATTGTATTTGGTGCTCTTCTGGTTCTTGGTTCGCTCTCTTTTTACGGTACAATTAGTCTAGTTGGTTCATTCTCAATTTTGGTGCAATCAAGCGTACTGATTAGCTTCCGTGGACTGATAAATCAAACATATTGGCTCATTCTTGGTCGTTGTCCCAATCACATCTTACGGTTCGCTTTCCTGTAATGTTTCGATCTTTTCCTCTGGCTCGCTTCTCCCATACTGATTTAGTCTGGTGCTTTGGCTCATTCCAATTCCGTGAAACATTCTTAATCAGTGATTCACTCACGCTAATATAATTTAGTCCTGTATATTGGTTCGCTCCCAGAAAGTGTTGATATCTGCAGTTCTGGCTCACTCTTAGAAACTGTTACTCTCAAGCTCTAT